AAGCCACTGATAAGGCTCCCAATGGGCATAGGAAGAAAGAATATGTAATACCCGGACAGAATATGATTGCATTTGATATTGATGAAGGTATGACTATCGAAGAAATGGTAGCAATACTAGAACCATACCAATACCTACTATACACAACTCGTTCACACAAGAAAGAGAAAAACGGTAGAGTATGTGATAGGTTTAGAGTTGTTATACCAACAAAAACAAACTTCTATGTGAATCCAGAAGAACACAAGGGGCTATATGAAAATATATCAAGGGTTCTTGAGATACCATCATATGATGTGGCAACACGAAACCAAGGTAGATTATGGTTTATTGCACCAGATGGTGAACTAATAAGCAAAAACACTGGAGACTTACTTGATGTAAGAACATCAATACCTGAGACTGAAGTAGCAGAACATATTATGCCTGCAATAGAATCTCTAGACTTAGATGAACAAGATAGACGAATATCCGGAATGCAGAAGTTTGTACTACTAAATGGTATAGGCGGAAACAGAAACAATGTTCTATTTAGACTTGCTAAGTTTGTACAGGAACTAGGTGGAGACTATGCAGCCATAACAAGAAAAACCAACGCAATGATGCTTGAACCAATACATGAAGGTGAAGTTGAAACAATAATTAGGAACATAAGATGACATGTATAGATTGTTATGCTGAAATGAAAAAGGAAGACTGCGGAGCATGGATGACATGTTACAAATGTAAGTCTTGCAACATAGGCTTAACAATTGAACATTATGACCTTATGAGCGGATGTAAAGAAAAAAATAAGTACAATTGGCTCTTACCTAATAACGTAAAACTATCATATGTCGAAGACATAGATGGAAACATAACACAAAAGGAAGTTAAATGAAAGTTGGCGACATATTCCTATGCAACATGCTACCAGACGAAGAGCTTGAGGTTGTAAAACTATACGGTGACAGTATGGGTACAGTACAATCAGACAAAACAGGTAGAAAGATTTTATTTTCAAAAAATAAATTCGACTATCCACAACTATGCCTTGCCCACGTAAGTGAGCTAGACAAAGAACTTAAAATAAAAGAGGAAAAATTATGGTAATAATCGAAGACAATATAGTAATTTCAGAACAAGAGATAGCTAAGTCTGCAAACGCAGAAGAACTAGAACAGAAAATTGCAGAAATGATGCAAGATAGTTTATGTGAAAAGATGAAAGATTCCCTTTCAGAAATGGCACTATTGGATATGGAACAGTCAGAAGACGGTTCAGGATTTGAAATAAAGGCATCTGTTGTATTGACAACCACACAAGACATGCTTAGCTCATTGCAGATGCTAGCAAGAATCTTATCAGAAATAGGACTAGACGAAGAAGATATAGATAAGGCATTATCAGTATTTGAAACAAAAGGAGGGTTCTAAACAAAGAACCAACCTCTACGCAAAAAGGTAAGACATGAGTAGAAAACCAATTCCAAGCCCATGTAGGCGATGCAGAAAAACAAAAACAATCAATAGATATTGTAAAGAATGTCTAAAAATAATTCCAAAGGGAGGCATGTAATATATGCTTAGAAAGTTTAGACACAAGAATGGAAAATTCTATGTAAAGGTAGATACAAGAAGAGGTAAGCCAATAGTAGACAGTAGAGGGTTTATCACACTTGTAGGAGAAATAGGATACAGAGGATGTCAATCAATAAACGAAGAAGAATTTAATGACGCCTTTCCTAGGGTGATGGAGAACAGTGATTATGCCAGTCTCGGAGAATAGTAAAAAACTTACACTAGAAATAGGAAGATGTAAAGAATGTAAATTCTTTTTAAACTACGGTGATGTCTTTAATTGTAATCTTCATCTAATAATGAAGAGACCAGAAGGGTTCTGTGATAGTTTCGAAGAACGAAAGAAACAAGAAAAAAAGCTGAAGGTTGGGAAGAAATATAAAACAAGTAATTTCTTTGAAGTGACAAACGCAAACACACTAATAGGCACAGAATACGAATATGAAGAAATAATAGTTCGTATCGAGAAACTTGATGTCGACGAAGACTACTGTATGGTAATAGTGGATAAAGAAGGAAGAATAATAAAAAGGAACAAGCTTGGTATTGATGATAACTTCTTTTTTCTTAATGATGACAAAATAGAAAAATATGGTGCATATTTTGAAGAGTATGAAGAATAAATAATGAAACATACTCAAAGAGATATTGCAGAATTTGTTGAATATATGGATGATATTGATGAGCTTGAGGTTAAAAGAAAGAACAAGATAGAAAGAAGAGCCATCATTATGAAAAAGCGTACAACAATAGTAATTGTCATGCTATCAGTAATTGTACTTGTAGTAGCATCAGTACAATTAGTTAAAGGATAATACATGCAAATTAGTAAAGGAACAGCAATGAATAAGGAAAAAATTACTGCAGCAATGCAAATAGTATCATTATCTCTGAAACATGGGCTAACGATACCAAAAGAAGTGTTAGTAACTTCAAGAAGTATAGAGATTGTCCATATAAATGAGACAAAAAATGGAAACGAAAAAGAAAGATATGTACGCACAAAATTTAACACATCATGGCTTGCACTATCTGCAATGTTTAAGAGGATTCATGGAATATCAGTATCTGCTGTATCAATGAATAATCAGAGAGATAGAGAAATAAGAGACAATGCTAAAAAGATGGGGTTAAGCGATGACGATGTGCTTATTCTTTTAGGCAAAAAGAAATAAATAAAATATGGAAGGATTAAAATGTGGACAGTCACACAAATATTACTAGATGTGTTTTTAATTTTTGGAATATTATATATGCTAGTGAATTAAGTTGTTAAAGTATATGTGGTGTATTGTGTAGACATACGGTAATCTAAATAGCTTACTGCCAAGTTTGAGTCTTGGACACCACACCACAGAACGACACTGTAGGATATTACTTAAATGTAGACACAGTGGTGCTTAGGCACAAAACTAGATGGGTGTATAACACCTCTATATAAATTTTGACTTTGTGGGTGGGAAAGAAACCCTCAATTATACAAAGGAGATATTATGTATAAAATATCTAAGTATGTGAGTATCTCACATGACGGTGGAGATTTGTTTAAAGAAGGCGGAGACGCTTAATACTGTTATCAGTACACAGAGGTTGGAAAGGAATTTAAGACCTCTGTGTAGTGACAATAAAATAAAGGATTAAAAATATGACTATTTATATATGTACGCACGCACCAGGTGGTTCATTCTATTACAAAAAGGAAATATCAAATCCTAAAAACTACAAAGAACATATTGCACAAGGGAAAAGACTTACAAAGAAGTATGACGACTGGTGCTCAAATTTATTTGAATTGAAGAGAAGAAATAAGAACCACCCGTAATCAACATTGGGGAGTAAACCCTTCCAAAAATCTCTCAAAGAATCTCTCAACTCTAATCCGTTGAGCTTCAGATAATACTGACTGATAGACTTATAGAACAGCCATTCAATAATTAAGTCTATTGGTGAGTAAAAAAGAAGGATAAGAAATGAACGACCTAAATAATACAGCTATACATATAGCACAGATACAAGCAAACACTACTGTTGCAATTGCTGCCATAGCTGGTATAGTTATGCTTATGACTATAGGTGCATTCGTAACAACAAGAAAGCAGTCGTCACCCTGACATTAACTGGTGCTGGAGGATATCACTTGGATGTGGACGCAGCAGAGGGTGGATTCTTTCGCTAGATGTTTATTGCCATCCTCACATTATAGTAGCAATGCTTTAAATTGCAAACATAATTCTCATGTAAATCTATTTATGATAGATAAACGTGGATAAAAAATTAACATAGAAATATGGAGTAGGGTGGAATCCCCTACACTAAAGCAGCCTAGGGTATAAGTATTAATAAATTCATATACCCTAGGCTGTGAAAAAACAGGATTATCATGATAAGTTTAAAGAAAATAAGTGACATTCTTTTTATAGTAACGTCGGTTACTGTAATAGCAGTCGCAATAATAGTTATTCATAAAGGAGTAATTCAATGAGTAGAAATAAAAAAGTTGTGTTAATAAATGGACCATCAGGTACAGGAAAAACATACTCAATAAAAAAGCTGATAGATGCAGTAGGTAGCAAGGTTGCCTACATAAATCTCGATGGTAAAAGTAGACTTGGATTTAAGGGAAAGTCAAAGATTGCAAAATTCATAACTCCATCTGACCCATTAGAGGTAAATGATGGTGTAAGAGCAATGGAAGAAAACCCTGATATAGAATATATCATCATTGATACATTATCATTCTATTTGGACCAGCTTGAACAAAAGCATGTTATATTTGAACATGACTCTCAGGGAGCATGGGGTAAAGTTTATGCGGCATCGGTCAAAGACTTGCTACACTTCGCAATGAATGTATCGAAAAAATCATGGATATTCATGAGCCACACGCAAGAGGGAGAAGTTAAAGACTTCGTAACACCGACGAAAGCCTATGCAAAGGGTGCAGTTGGAAGACTAGGTGTAGAAGCTTACTTTGATACTGTGCTCTATACAAATGTATATAACGACACAGATGCTGAAGATGGAGTTGGATATAGATTCCAGACAAGAAAGACAAAAGAAACTAGAGGGCTATCTGTTAAGTCCCCAGAAGACATGTTCCCAGGTGTGTACACAAAAGAAAACGACATAATCGAAGTCTTTGACTACATAGATAAATACGATGAAGAAGATTAAAAAGGAAACGATATGACACTACTAGAAAGATTAGGCATGCAAATTGCAAAAAAGGGAAGAATAACTGAAGCATTTATGATGGCAGAATTAAATTCTCCAAACACAACAGTTCAACATCAAAAGATAGGTGACTCTGTAAGAGTATGTGTAATAACACTACCTGCAGGGCACAAGCTTGTTGGGCACGCAATAGTACTTGACCCGGCAAAGGATGATGAGTTGATTGGTCAACAAGTTGCATACAATAACGCAAAAGAAGAAATATGGAAAACATATGGCTCTATTGCAAAAGCACTAATGGAAGAATAGGATGAAAAAGTATTTAAAGGTAGTAAAAAACCCAACTGAATCATCTGTAATCATGGTGACAAAGCAAGACATCATAGAGATGAAGGAGAAATATCCTTCTATCTCGATGGGAAACCATGATAATGAATATCTAAAATCATTCAATCATGACGATGTAGTTGGTGTAATTGCTGGAGATTTAACAAATATTAGTGATGTTAATGCTGATTTATGGTTTGTTAATATAGAATACTTCAATAAACACTACACAATTACAGAGGAGAAAAAATGAAAATAGGATATATTTGGATATTTCTAGTATCCATATTCTTGCTAAGTGGATGCAATGCACCATCGGCACCAATAGGTACAGATAACCACAAGAGCTCATCATTGAATGAGGCAACAGTAGACATGTTTACTCTTTTTCGCTATACTAATAACACACACAATGGTGATAATATAACGACAAGAGACAATACAGGAAAGAAGTACTAATGAAAAAATTCATAGCAATGGCTATTGCCATAATCGCACTTAACGGATGTATCAACGTAGATGGAGATACTATAAACAACTCGGACAATTCAGTGGATAACACAGGACAGGTTCTATTGACATGTACTGATTCAAACTGTACCGCACTCCCAGCAGGAAGCGATAGAGCAGATGCTGATGCAGTTGTAGGTAAATTTGATGCAGACTATGGTCCAGCAGCATGTAGAGCCGCAGGGTATTCATACTGTGACAGAGATAAAGTATGTATAAATACACCAACAGGAACTTCAGGTGCCTGCAATAGATAACTATTTGGCATAGAGTATATGACCTGTGTGAACAGGAAGTATGCTAAATGTAAGACCAAGAACCACGTAGACACCACCGTTTAAGTGTTCGCAGTCCATGTGTGGTTCCGAAGAGTGAGCTTTCGTAACAGCTCTCAACATAAGACTAGGCTTGATTTATTAAGCTAGTAGTCCTACCATTAAAGTCAGTAATAAAACCGACTGCAGTCCTGCTAAGAGGGACTAGTTATTCGAATAGGGTAATGAGAGCCACCGGTTATGGGGCTTTGTTTTATGCAAACAGTTTTCCAGCTAGAAAGGTAAACCTGTTACGCGTGGGTAAGATTTCGGGTTATACCACGTTAAATACTGAACCCGCCAAGTAAGTCACAGAGTGTATTCATTGTCCTCTCTCGTCGCTAACGACGATGTTACGTTGGTATGAAATCCAACACTTACTACCATTGGAGGTATAGGGGAACTGGTAGACCCAACGGTTTTTGGTACCGTAGTTTGTAGGTTCGAGACCTACTACCTCCTCCATATAAAATAACGCATGTTAGCTCAGCCTGGTAGAGCACTGGTTTGAAGAACCAGGTGTCCCTAGTTCAAATCTAGGACGTGCGACCAAGTAAAATGTTGTGGTATAGCTCAGTTGGTAGAGTAGCTCCCTGTTAAGGAGAAAGTCCCTGGTTCGAGCCCAGGTATCACAGCCAAAAGAAATGTTCACGTAGCTCAGTTGTTAGAGCATCGGATTCCTGACTTTAAGTCTATCGAGTGTATAATATATATAAAGGATTTTAGCATGGAAAGACAAATTAAAGACAGTGAGTTATATATAGAGAATTCAAAATCAGTAAGGTCACATGTTCGTAAAAGAATATTGAAAGATAATCTTATACCATACAAGTGTAGCATTTGCAACTCACCTCCATCATGGAGAGGGGAACCAATGTCTTTAGTGTTGGACCATGAAAATGGTGTGAACAATGACCACAGACTTAATAATCTAAGGTTCTTGTGTCCAAACTGTAACCATCAGCAACCAACTTATGCTGGAAAGAACAAAAAGCGTAGAGAAGATAAGTTATGTATGGACTGTGAAAAAGTTATATACAAAACATCTACCAGATGCAATCGTTGTTCACAAAAGCGTAAATATATTGATGGAACATTCTCTAAATAAACAAATCCGAAGGTCGAGGGTTAAACTCCTTCCGTGTTCGCCAAAAAAGAAGGTTCAGTGTTAGAGCGGTTTATTATTCTTCCTTGCTAAGGAAGTGAGGTGAAAGCCTCCATTGGTTCGAATCCAATCTGAACCTCCACCTTTTCTCGATTAACTCAGCGGTAGAGTGCTTCCCCGATAAGGAAGATGTCACTGGTTCAAGTCCAGTATCGAGTACCAAACATATCGCGGGATAGAAGACTGGTAATTCGCTAGGCTCATAACCTAGAGTACGTTGGTTCGAATCCAACTCCCGCCACCACATTAATTATGAGCCATGTCCCTATTGAGGGAGTAAAGCAACAGGAGTGTACATTACTGTTGTATAGTAATTGTCAAAAGATTCATGGCTCACCTTAACGGACAGGTAGCTCAGCTGGTTAGAGCACTCAGCTCATAACCGAGTGGTCGCAGGTTCAAGTCCTGTTCTGTCCACCAAAAAATATAAACAAACGGAGGTAAATATGAAAATAGTAACAAATCAAAAAGAATATCATGCATCTGTAAGAGCATATGATGAAAACTGTATTGGCTGTAAAAACAATAATTCTGATGTAATGTTATCAGTTCAAATTGGAAATATACGAGAACCACATCCAACATCTTCAATGTTTAATGATATATTTATGACAAACGAAGAAGCATTAGCTATATCGGATGAAATACAAAAACAAGTGAAGCAAAATAAAGAAACAAAATAAAGGAATACTATGTCATTCATTAAGTTTGTAAAAACAAATATGAGTAAAAAAGTTTATACCAAAATGTTTCCAGTACACATAGCCGACAATAGTGGAGTATATCACCTCATAAAATAACATGGGGGAGTATGAAATAGAATGGTAGAAATACCTTAGCAAGGGCGCAAGTCCCAGCTTGACTTCAGGTGGTTTGATTCCACCCTCCTCCACCATTACAGAACCATCACATTCGAAAATGATGTTGGTTTATATAAAAGGGGCCCATATGGCATCAGTACTAGACACACTTGGAATATCTAAAGAGGTAATCGCACAAGTAGAGCCGGAAGAAGTTTACGAAGGTAGTACTTTACCTGCAGGACTATATAAAGTAGTTGTAGATAAAGCGTACATTAGAAAGACTGATTCAGGAGCTAACATGCTCGAAGTTGATTTCAAGATGGAAGACGGAACAGACTTTCACTATTCTACCTGTGTATTATCAGGAGATGAAAAAGGTAACAAGTCTACCTACACTTCAAAGCAAGGAAAAGAGGTTGCACTTCCAGGTGTAGTATCTTTAACAAAATTCCTTACAGCGATAGATAGCGTAAAAGCTAATGCAATCGAAGGTGAAGTTGACCACAGAGGTAAAGGTAACATTAAAGCATTGTGCTTCGATGGACTTCAAGGTAAGGCACTATTAGTTGGTGTAAACCAAGAAGAAAGCTTCTATCAAGGTGATGTACTCATTAAGAATGACGTGAAGTATTGGCTAGATGAATCTGGTAAAAACTCTGCTGGTGAAGATTTGAAAGAAAAAGTAGAAGAATCACTAGAGAAGCACCCGCTTAAAAAGTTAAAACAAGCAGGTGGCAATACTCCTTCAGCAGGAGCAGGAGCCGGAGCAGGTAAATCTGCATCTTCAGAATCAGGCTGGTAACTCGTGCAGGAGAAAACAATACGATTTGTATTTGTTCCTCCTAGCTTCGGAAAAAAGAAACCCCAGCTAATAACACTTAACAACGTTACAAAGTGGTGGAAATTCGCAAAAACGAAGTTGAAAGACGAGTTCAAAACTGAACTATCGGAATGGCATTTGCCAGAATGGGGTGACAACCCCTATACCAAAGCCCAGATTGAATATACCATTCAACGAAAAGACGGTAAAAAAATCGACAGTGATAATCTTGCGTTTCCCTATAAATGGCTACAAGACCTTTTGGTCGAGAACCAATATTTAGTGGATGACGACAAGATTCGAGTGGTTCTAAACCCAACCCTTCTACATGTGGAGGGGTCAGTAGAAACCTCTGTACTATGTAGAATTATATTATTTGAAAGGTACGAGATGACAATAGACGAACTTAGAGACACAGTTGCTAGCTTACAGATTATGTTGCAAACGCAGATTGGCGAAGGACAACATGTGAAGTCAGCATCAGCAAAAGTAAGAAAATTACTTGGAGAGATTAAGAATGCTACGCCTCAACTGAGACGTGACCTCGTAGAGCTAGACAAGTAGACATCACATGGAGTCCTGGATAAAAGTACTGTACATACTCGGTATGATTTCAGTCTTTATAGGCCTAGTCTCACTTGCAGTGTCTGTTGCCTTCATCTTAGCTCCGCTATTAGCGGTTGCTGCACTAGTTGCAGCTATCTTTGTACTCGTAAGGGAACATGAGAAGTCAAGCGAAAGAAGAAACAGACGAAAATAGTCTATATACAGAGCCCCTATAAAAGGGGTTCTAGTATGAAGAATTATAATATTTGACCTATGGTCTGCTCTAAAAAGTCAGTAGGAATAATAGCATCCAATGTATCAGTGAACACTGGAGGCTCATTAAACATCACTCCTGCTTTTGAGAAGATATTGCTGTCAGCATATGTAGATACACTTAGGTCTAGTAGCTCTGACAATGCTAATCCACTTGCTATCTTAGCTGGATTGTCCTTTGCTATTGCGTACATAACTTTCTGTATTCTCATCCAAAATGAAGGGAATAAAAGTATTCCATAATCCGATGCAACTTTAACATTCTTTGGCATATTTACCTTGTAGTCGACAAAAGCTTCATTTACTTTTATACCTATCTCTCCCTCAGTATATTCCTTCTTGGTTCTAGACTCTGCATCATAGTAGTCACGCTTGTTCATTAGATGTTTATATAGCGTATATTTTGATGCAACGTCAGCCATCTGAACCAGCCAAGAACCAAGTCTTACTGCTTCTGAATCAGGAGAAGCTATAAATTCAGATAAGTATCTAGCCATATCGCCATCCTCTTTCTTAGTTCTTATTCTTCCTGCAGACTCTTTAAGCTGAGTCGACACATTACTTCCAAATTCACCAAACATTTTAACACTGTCAAGATTGTTTGCTAACCCATTCAATAAACTATCAACTTCCCATCCTGAATCAGCGAACCACTGAACAGCATCACTTACTGCAGTGGTATCTCCGTTTTCATCCTGAAGAACCCTATTGAATATCTTCTCTACATCTTTTTGTAATCCAGCAACAACAGACTCGTCTTTTCTTAGAATATCAGTAGACATTGATTGAATCATACCAGAGTTTACAAGTGGTGCAAATGCATGGTCTGACATCTTTTTTTCAAGTCTAGCAAGTCTAGTTTCTGACACTTTTTTCTTCGCAGAATTGTCTGGCAGTGAATTGTTTGCCATAACCTCGAATTTAAGTGCAACATATTCACTTCTCATTTTACTCATCTCTGCAGCAAGCGGTATTGCAGCTGCCTGGTCTTTAACCATATTTCCTACAGGAACACCGTATGCAGCAAGAATAACATTGTTTGATATTACATCAACAGCTATTTTCTGTGGATTTACTATTACCCAGTGTGTCTTAATCATAACAACACCCTGTCTTACTGCGTATGCTAGGGCCTTGAGTCTTGAGTTGTCTTCAAAGAACTCAGGGTCTCTGTATCCCATAATCATGTCACTAAGGTCTTTACGAACAAGGTCAAATGATTTGTCGAAATCACCTATACTTGATTTATATTCAGGAATCTTATATAGGTTTGCAATCTTTGGATTGCTTTCTAGGAATTCAGATGCTGTCATGTGAGGATACACATCTGGAAGCTTTATGAACCACGGTTGCTTTTCAGTATCCATCGTAGCAAGTCTAGTATTTAACTTTTTAATACCATCATATGTTGGAGTCGCTATTTTGTCTGACATCATTATATAATCTCTCGCGGCTTTAGTCTCATGTGCCATTAGCATTTGGGTATATGCTCTTGCAAGAGAATCTGCTGGATTACGAACCAAGTCATCAAATGTACTAAGCTCTTTTTCTGTCAGAACCACCTTATGATATGGGTTGTTTCCTCCATTATCTATAGATACTGCATTTCTAGCTGTCTCTTTTTTGATTCGCTCGTCAACCTTGATATCATTATATTTGAACTCTACAGTCGTACCTGTACCTTCCTGTCTTGTTACTTTACTTCTGTCTCTCCAGATGATGCCGTACTCGCCATCCTTTGGCTTTCTTAGTATCTTCCATCCTTTGTTTGCAGGATACTGGTCTCCAAATAGGTCTCTCTCGTCTACAGCTTTAAATTCTTTTGGATTCTCGAACTGTTCGTAGACCAAGTTCTCTCTGAAGCTATTCTTGTCTTGTGTTCCACCAAGTACAGCCTCAGACATTTCCTGAAGTCCTTTTGACAATGACGTTAATTGGTCAGATAGCTCTTGGTTCTCAGCCAATATTTTCATTCCGTTATATTTACCGTCTGTTGCTCGTAAAGCGATAAGTGAAACCAATCTCTGTACTTGCTCTTTGGTTCCATCAGTTATAGCAAGTTGTTCTATATTGTATGGAATATCTGTTCCTGGAGCTTTCTTCTTAGCAAGTATGAGCCCTATGTTGTTTGCTTGTGTGATTCTTTTCTTAGATAGTCCATCCTCTAGCGATGTTATCATGTCATCAACAGTCTTGCTCATATTTTTGGACTCAGTTATCTTTCTGAAGTCACCATACTTATTAACAAGGTGAAACATCGGAGTATATGCCATAGTTTTCTGCATATCGTGTATATCTGAATCAGTAAGTGCTTTCCCGTTAAGTGTAGCACTCTTTATAAGTTTATTTATCCCAGATATCACATCATCATTGAATTTTGTTACAGACTGCTCTGCTTTCAACTGAATGGTCTGCAGCTTATTTAGAGCAATTGTGTCTCCAGACCTAGCACTATCTACATATCCTTTGATTGCAGCTATGTCCTCATTTGAATCCCATATATTTACAAGTGAATCACGATTTCTCTTGTAAACAGGGAAATTATCCATAAGATATTCGTCAGCCATTATTAGACCAGTAATTGAATGTGGCTCTAGAAAGTTAGTTAATAGCTCATGTGAGTATGTACCTGCTTTGTAGTTTATTGTCTGCCATGCTTCCTCCAGTGGAAGCTGACCTATGTTATCTGTTCTATCATATAGCTCTTGACCTTTGTTATATGCAAGAGATTTGTCAAGTATTGCCTGAGCATCTGATTCTCTTGCACTAAGATTAGCTGTACCAGTTAATTTGTTCCTTGCTTTTTTAGCAACAGAACCATCATCTTTTTTATTGAAGTCGTTTCCTGCAGATATTATCTGAGACACGTTTGCTCTTAACTGAGCAAGTTCATTAATATCCTTACCAAGAAGAGTAGATGCTGCATTAACTATTTTGTCGATAGCTCTCTTGAGTATATTGCTCTTGAGTGAATTACTTTTTGTAATGGCATCTACTGCTTTATATATTGTATCTGCAGATTCGTTTTCAGCAGATAATATTGCAGTAAGTTCTGACATTTGCATGAGTCTATTCTTTTGGTTCACGACATAATCAAATCTTTTTATTGCTTGTTTATTACCGAGTTTAGTCAATTCTTCTCTTATGCTATCTTTGTTCTCTACCATATTGTTCAGTGAAAGCTCCAGGAGCTTATATGCTGCAGAGTTCTGTGCTTCTGCAGTAGATAGGTAGGTATGAGTCATAAAGTGTGTTATTTCGTGTTCTACGGCTTCTTGCAATGAGAACCCTCTTGGTACCAATTCTGATATATTTATTTTGTTTTCTCTTATGTCATAGTTAGAAGCTATACCTTTTTTAGTAATAAGCTTTTTCCACATAGGAAGTTCACGCAAAAGAACCACTGCTTTATTCGTAGACGCATTTATACTTGCATCTATTTCTGCTGATGTAGAATGAGTCATTTTCCCTTTGTTGCCGTTATCCAAGAATGGATTTTCAAAAACAGGTATTGATACACTTATACTTGCATCTGTATCAGACATATCTCTTTTGTTTACTGTAATAATTGTTCCGTCTTTATCAAAGACCAAGCTATATTCCTTGTCTGTTTTATTGTTCTTTGCTCTCACTTGATAATTTCCGTTACCATCTGGAATAATATCTGTCAAGAAAGTAACAATAGAAGATATGCTTCTTGTTCCTGCTATAGAGGCTACTCCACTTTTAACCTTTTCATATTCCTGACTATTGTCAACCTTTTCAGTGCCCCAATTGATATCAGCAGTATCACCCTTTAGATATTCTTGAGTTTTGGCAACAGGCTTTACGGTATCTTCAGTTACTGCTTCTGCCTCAACAACAGCCTCTACTTCATTGACAGGTTCAAGTGGAGTGTTAGGAAATCCGAACCATCTATCTGTTTCTTTGTCTAGGTTAGCAAGTGCAGCTATCTTCTTGTCTCTATTTGCTGTTGCATTCTCATAGGTTTTTATTGCATCAGCATTATCATACTTATTGTTTGCACCATTCATTGATAAGTACGTTAATGCCAATTGTTCTTCTATATCATACTTCTCTGATATCTCTACGGATAGCTTTCTGTATATAGGTTGATATATTTCATTATAATATGGGTCGGCGTTGTTTGAATCGTGTATCATTCCAGATGCATTAGCTAGAGCTGTCTTGAATCCATTCTTCTCGTTTTCCGATAGTATCTCGCCATTATAACTTGGAACATCCATTGCTAGGATATCTTTTATTGCAACAAGGGTATCTTCGTGTGATTTAAAGTATATTGCAGCATCTATTCCATGTATTGCATTAACTGACGCGGTTAGAGAGTTTGGAATCTCTTTTGTTATTACAATATTGTTTCCACTGTTGTCTTTAACCATAACTTGTCTTCTTGAAGTAAGAGGCATTCCATACTTTTTAAGTAGCTTCATGTGGTGTGCTGCAAACTCTACTGAGCCCGGACCACTTTCAGGATACGTTGATTCCTCTGCAGACATTGTAATCCATGCCATTGCAGGAATTATTCCTAGTGGAACCTTGTCTTTCTTTTCAGTATCCGCCTGGTCAGTCATAAAAATTTCTTTTATCTTTTCAAATCCAGCATTAACTCTCTTCTTGTAGTTGCTCATCGCAGGGTTCAGTTGTGAATCCAAATGTCCCCTGAGAGACTTACTGAAATTCTTAGTGAAATACTTTTCTATAGCATCTTGTGAACCAGTAGTATGTGCTATAGACCCAAGAGGCTTCTCTGCAATATTGTTGTTCGTATAGAAATCAAAATCACCCTCTTTTATTATGTTTCTTATGTATGCAGAAGACTCCTTGTTCGCCTTACCTGATAGCATGAACGACGTCACACTGTCAGCAAGCTCCTTAGACGTAGAGTCTACTGCAGTATCGAAGCCTGCCTGATAGTTTGTTACCATTGTCATTGCTTTTGCCATGTCACGCTCAGAATTAAATATCCCAAGACTAGCCATCTCAACCATTGTTGCATATGTTGTGCTATCTGGATTATCAGGGTCTTCTGCGGCATCCTTTACAGCATTTAATAAGATGTAATATGCATCTTTTATGGTCACGTCACTACCATCATTAATGTACCCCATCTCTCTAAGAAAGTCCTCAACTGATTTTTCAGTAGAGTTAGATTTAACTTTATCTTTTCCTATTGCCTGGTTAAATGACAACATTATTCCTGATGAGCTAGCATCCGCTTTTGTTCTGTAGACAATACTAAATGAGCCGTTATCTTTTCTTATGTTTGATATTGCTTCAATAATCATAAGCTTGTTCCAAGGATTACCCTTGAACTTTATAGGGTGTGTACCTATTTTACCTTTTGCAAGTGCACGCATGAACCCCATACGCTTTTTGGCATCAACAGTAACTCCTTCTCCAAATAAAGCATTGTATCTTGATATAAGGTAGTCAATATCAGGGTCAAAACCTTCTTCTGTTATCTGTCTCTCACTTAGTCCTTTTTCTCCACCTGTCTCATCATTTATTCCATGAATGATTTGATTCTTTAGATTTTTCCCTAGAGCGGTAGTAGTATCTATAACTACTGGTTTACCGTTTACCATGTTTCTAGCAAAGTGCTTATCCATTTGCTCGTTTAATACTGTAGATAGATATTCTAAACGAGTGGTTCTGTATAATTGAGTTTCATGTGTAAATGCTTTTGGAGAACCATCTTCATTTATAAAATCATCTATATTCATTATGAGTTGAACCAGAGGGTTCTGTTTTGATATTGATTGCCCTATTGAGCTCTTAAAGTTATCGGATGTAGTCTTTGGGCTCAACGCACCAAATATTTCATTCGCCTCTATATCAGAGAGACCCATCTTTGAATATAAGTTTTTTAGTGTAGCCTCTGCACTGGTAGTACTTATGTCTCCAAGTTCATCTAGTATTTCTCTCATGTACTTGAGCATTGCTATTGAATTTTCGTTGAGGTATGACTCTTTCTCCTGTAGCTCCACCATTAGTGACATATTGTCTGCAGTGATGTTGTCTCCAGAGTTCGTAAAGCCAAGGTCTTTTACTTTCGGCTTACTGTATTCCTTGTTTACCTCAGTATGGTCAGTAAGTGGCAGCTTTACATTGGACGGAACCACTAATCTATTTACTGCAGATATACCATTTAATGTTTCAGATAATGTATCAAAAACACTAATACTCTTTAGGTCTCCAGCTCTAAGGGCTTCAGAGATTGCAGCTCTAGATTTTTCATCCTTCTTTTGAGAGCCCTCAAGGAATGCGTCTGTCACTATAGATATAGTCTTGAACCCGCCTAATGTTAATTCACCTTGCTTACTATAGTCTTTTAAATTAGACTTGTAGTATCCAGGGTTTATAATATGGTCGTTCTCTGAGACTCTAACTAGTCCAGCATCGACAAGTCTCTGTATTGCATCTTCACCGAGTTTTTGGTATTTTGCATTATTCATTACTGCATCATGGTGGTATTTGAAGCCTAAGTGCTCTGCAATTACTTTACCTATTGTCTGAGCAACTGGTGCAAAGTTTACCTTTCTTGACATGTCATCATTGAACAACACTCTTGATGCAGTTTCACCAGTGAGTCCTATGTTCTCCTGTATGTTTGCTTCATTTGTTATTGCCGCAATAATTTCATGCAGTGCAACACTTTTCTGCAGTATATCATTTCCTGCTTCTGCCTTTTCAAGGTCTGTTTTTGCTTCAGGAACACTAGCTACGATGAGGTTTGATTCTTTCGAGTTATCGACATTCTTTGATATTTTTTTCCATGTTTCAGGATTAAACTTCTCTATAAACTTTAGTTTTGCTTCTGCTCCGACTGAATTACCAGCCTTATGAAGAAGGTTATATATGTCAGCATGTAATACTCTTGTTATGTCAAATGACATAGGTTTTTTTCTACCTTTGCCATTGTACGTTATAGGTCTTACTTTATCTCTCTTAGCATCAAAAGCAATTGGTTTTAAACAGTTTCCCATTAATTATCCTTCACATTTCTTATTCATAAAGTCTTCTAGAGACATTTCTTCTCCTAGAGTGTCATCTAGGGACTGAGTTTGCATACTCTCTTTTATTTCATTAACATTATAGCTCATTTCTTGCCCAAGAAAGCTAGGTTCAGCATTTTCTTTCGTGTCTTCTGTTGCCTCTTCCGTGGTATCAGTGGGTACATCATCGTTACTTTCAGTCGTATCATCCTCTACACTACTTGTTTCGATATTATCTTCGACTGGATTATTCTTTTCAAAATCTTCAGCAATAGGCAATTCAGTAATTAGAGATGCCCTTTGCTTAAGAAGGTCTGCTGTGTTAGAACCATCCACCTTTAGTTCTTCTTCAATCTTTGAAATCATACTTTTTATTTCTACAGAACTTTTGAAGAATGAATGTCCATCAAGGGCGTTTTCTATGTCACTTGATGAGTCTTTAGAAAATGAGTCTAGCCTCTTATTAAATACTTTAGCTTGGTTCTTTGTTATAAAATTTCTGTCAACAAGTGCCTGTATAGCTTCTCTTATTGAACCAACCTCTTCTGATGACGCTATATTCCCTTGTGATATCAGCCTTGTAATCTTTTTGTAGTTATTGGCTTTTTCTTTTGGGTCCATAGAAAAAGATGCATCACTTACAACTTCGCTATCTGTTGCATACGGATTAATAGTAAGCTTACTTCTTGCCGAAGAAGCTCTATCGTTAATCACACTATTTGCTATCTTCTTGAGTCTTGATTTCTTAGGAAGCTCCTGAATCATCTTCTTTAGTGATGCATTAGAATACTTAGTCATCTTGTTGTATGCTTCTCTTGAGCTCTCTTTCCCTTTGCCGAATAGTGTCTTGATTAGCTCTCCAGGAACTTCTTTGAGCGTAGGATTAGCAGTAGCGTCATCCTTCATTGAATTGTCTGACATATCAACGCTGTCGTTGCTTCTAGAGCCAGAAATCCCTGCCTTTTTCCCGTCTGTTCTAGCCTTGTCAAAATATGATATATTTGAAGATACTATTTCAATATTTCTTTCATTTTCTTCATTTATTGAAGATACCCATCCTAGGGCACCATTTTTTATACTGTCAAAGTTTTTACTCATAACATCGTTCGTAACCATAGTCGATAGGTTTTTAGACATAGAGGCTTTCCCTATAATAGATACAATTACTTCCATATCCTCACTTGAATCAATCGCTGCTCCTATGTCAGCACTCGTAGCATCATCCTCTAATCCAAGCTCTGCAATAAGTAAGTCAGATACTTTTTTTCTTTTTGACGCATTCTTGATTGCTTTGTTCTTTGCCTCCATGAATACTTCACTGCCCTCAACTGACTCTTTTGATAACAGGGCTTTCTTCCCTATTTCTATCTGTGCATTCAACTCTTCGTTGCCAGTTGCTTCTAATTGTTCCATATTCTCTGCATTCTGGATAGCTTCAGTGGTTCTAACTATTGACTCTCTATTGCCCTCGTTACCTTTGAGCTCTTGTGTGAATGCATCCCTAGCTAGTTTATAGTCATTATCAGACAGATTTTGTATCTCTCTAGTGTTTAGATTTTTTGCTTTATTTTCTTTCGCAGATATTCTTGCATTGTTCAATGCTTTTCCAGCTGCTGGAACAGCCTGTACTGAGGCAGAGACTGCAGAACCTGCTACTGTCATACCACCACCAGCGAATCCACCAGTAATACCTTGTCTGAGGTTCTTCTCATTCATTGTCTTTAGTGCACGTTTCGCATTCTCTTTACTGAAGATGTCAGATATTGAACCGTCTGTGTCCCTTTTCATTGTGTTGAATTGCTCTTCCATTGCCTCTGATGTTTCCTGAATAGTCTCACCAATCTGTGAACCAGCTACAGCTGCAACTCCAGAAGCAACCTTAGCCTTTATGCCCTTTCCTGTAAAAGTTTTACCTATCTTGTTTAATCCAAATAGCGTAAGTACTTTCTCTATGTATATAGTAGGAACAATTGTGCCTATAGCTTGTGCAACTTCTGCATTAGTCATATCTCTATTGTTATTCTTTTTGAATGCATCCATCCGGTCATCTAGGCGTGTACCTGTAGTAATCGCTATACCACCTGGAATGATAAGCTGCAACATCTCTCCTGCAGAGTCACCAATTGATTCCGGCACATTTTCAACTGTCTTCTTAACATATGTTAAGTAGTCTTCGTTGTCCCATGCCTCATTCGCTTCGTGCTCAGTCTTCTGCTTTCTGTCTCTAGCGAGCTTGTTTACACCAGCATATATGTCTGACGCTGTACTGCTGTCTGCAAATTCTTTTGAGGTCATCCCTGTATCTAGAAATTCAGAACCCGCTCTATCCTTATATGCTTTATCTGTTAGAGCTTTATTTTTAGCCATATCCTCTTTGCTTTTTCCAAACAATGGACCAAGAGTGTCTTCTTGCTTGTTGTATAACCACTTCATAAAAGTATCTGTGCTGTCATCAAAATTTGCAAGTGTTTTGACTGCAGAGCCCTTTGCCATATCTACAACTTCTGCGAACTTACCTTCATATCCTTCTTTATCATGGTACTCTGAGAAGTCCAAATATTGCTCTTCTTCAGATTCATCTCTAATTTTCGATGGTGGTGTACCTTTCCACCCAAGAGCCTTGGCTCTTTCATCTTCGCTCATTGATTCCATTATTTTCTGCTCTAATATACTCAGACCAGTATTATCTTTTTTTATATTTTCCGTTTTGGCATTAAACAGTGGCATACTATTTCCGTCATAGTATTCAGACGCACCACTACCTGTACCACGTCTGAAGGCTGCAGATTCGCTTGAACCGTCATCGAAAGACTTTCTTGCCCCTATATTTCCTTCATTACCATGGAATATCTTCTCAGCATTTGCCGCAACACCTATCGGTAGTTCCCAATTTGCATATAAGTCCTGCTCATCTATTCCAGTTTTCCCTGAAGCCCATCCATATTGCTTCTCTAAACCATTATTGTCAGTGACTATGGTTCCAGGAGTGTACCTCTCTTTTCCTCCGTACTTTGAAAACCCTATCTTTGTCATGTCACGGTCTTCTTTTCCGTGCCCCATATATAAATATCCTGTATCGGTACTACTTTCTACGGCAATCTTTCTGCCATTTGAGTCCAATGTATATGGAGTGCCATCTGATTCTCTGTATATTCTCTGGTCGTACACATCACTAAGCATTTGCTGTTGCTCTGCACCGGTAGCAGTGTTATATATTTTGTTTCTGTTTTGTACATCATGACCAGCAATGGTTGAGTAACCATCACTTTCACTATTGAGCTGGTCCAGGAATCCAGATGATACATCTCTATATCCATTGTTGTCCACTATAGCTTTCTTTTCTGCATATTTGCTTTCTACGCTGAGCTTTTTCTGCTCAGACAATGTTGGTACTGGAGCATATGAGCTCTCCAGTGTATTGTATTTTTGCTGCTCTGCAGCAAGCATATCATCAAACAACGCCATAGAGTCTCCTTATTTTTTCTTTGTTTTATATTTTTTTATCCATCTTTTCAACGCACTTTCTAATTCTTTTGCAGAACCATCTATTCCCGGTCTATCATTCTCTCCAGGGAATGAATCTTCTGAGTCAAAAACTCCGCTTGCTTCTTCTGACTGGAAGAAGTTTAACAAGTCTTTGTCATCTACTTTCTTGAGATGTTTTTTATTCTCAGGTAGGTTTGCCCACTTGTTTACAGTTTCAAGTGCTGTAGATAGTTTTCTAGTATCGCCACCATCAAAGTTTCCATAATCATCATTTCCAGAAGAATAGTATCCTTTTATTGTCGACACCGCTCCAGTGGTACTAAGGTCTGTATAATCTTTTGACCTTTTTCCACCACTGTTGTCATATGGGACATACTTCCCACCCTTCATTCTGCCTTTTCCTGTAGCAACCAGTATCTTAACTTTTTGGGCTATGCTATCTTCGTCAGCCTGCTTCTTGTCTTTTTTCTTCTGCAGTGCATCTGTTTTCTTCTTTGCTGAATCAAGCATCTCTTTTTCATAGATATTGTTTGTCATCTCAGCGTCATATGCTCTTTTCAATTTAGCTTTTTTAGCCTTTGCCTCTAGCTTTAGGTTTTCTTTTATGTACTTAGCCTGCTTGCCAAGCCCTTTTGGGTTAGTGGCTGCAACTTTATTTATTCTTGATATCTCTTTTGAAAGCTCACTATCAATGTCATATACACTATTGTTATAGCTAGTTTCTATTGCTTTCGCCTTCTGAACAATGCTGCCTGAGTTAGGTTTTGCATTTGCTGCAGGTGAACTTGCTTGCGCAACTACTTTTTCTAGTGGAGAACCACCACTCATGCGATTTATATTATCAACAGCTATGTTGTTGTTTTTTATCGTTGGTCCAGGTGTATTCGTAGGCTTAGGATTAAACATTTCATATCCAGCGTCTTTTGAGCTTCTGTTCATGATTTCAGTCATTGTATCAGCACTTGTTGGTTCTGGCTGTTTAAATATGTTTCCTCTACGAGCATCAACTCCTAGTTGCATCATGGCGTCTTCACCTACCTGAGCTGGTGTTCTCTGGGCATCACTGTACATCTTGTCTGCTATTGTTTTCTCTAAGTTCCATTTTGAGAGACCATCGTCACCCTGCTCTGGTATCTTAAGGAAACGTTCTGCAGTTGGAATAGCTGGAGTGTTTGCTCCTCCATATAACGCGGCTAAGCCTGCAGCACTGGTCTTTGCAGCAGCTCTAGCTCTTGATGCAGATGCTATGCTTCTAGCCTCTGCCCTTTGCTTAAATGCTTGAGCTGTTCTATATTTCTGGTTCTCGTAACTAGCGTCTGCTATTGCAGCAGCATTATATATTCCTGTACGCTCAGGAGTCTTTCCTGCTCTAATCTGTTCAATTATGTTTGCCGTGTTCGCTGCACTTTTAGATTTTGCATTCTGGTCACTATTAGCAGTATGCTGCTTTAGAACACTTGATAGTGCGTCTTCCATCCCGCTGTTCCCATGTGCCATCATGGAGGATGCGAGTCTTGCTTCAGCTACACCTGCATTTGCATCCCATCTGGATGCAGTCCATTTTGGTAGTTTATTAGCCATGACTTATCCTTTTATTTTTTTCTTATTCGCAGGAACCTGTCTTATTGGTTGTGCTGTCTTAGCAAAAGCAGAGCTCATTGTTCCACCATTAACTGGCACAACTGGAGCTACCGTATTGGCTTGCTTTCCAGTATTGGCACCATTTGCTCCTGATGAGTATTCGCTTGGTATATCTACGATATTACTCTGTGTTCCATCTGCAGCAACTATTCCAGAACCAACACCTTCGTATTGGCTACTTATAGCTGCCCTATTCCCAGTACCGCCTGCATTTAAGTCTGCAAACATTGAACGATATGCTGAGTTTTGGTTGATTTTTCTATTGTAGCCATCTCTCCTCATCGCTAAATCTCTCCAGTAGTTATCTTGAGAAAATTTAAACTTATCTCTTGAGAGCTCATACATATCTTCTGCATTCTGTGTTTCATTCCATCCATTAAATGCACTAAGTGCACCTAGACCGTAATCAAGGATACCCATATCTTTAATCATTGAGCCATCTGCTCCTGCATGTGAGCTGCTCATCCAGTTCATTCCAAGGTTTTTCTTAGCCCATCCATCGCTGCTAGAGCCGACGTTTAATGGAATCTTGTTGTCTGACATTATATCTTCCCAGCTCCCATTTCCTCCGCCAAAGTCTTTCATATATTCATAGCTCATCTTATTATCCTTTTTATATTTTATGTTTCTCTCATTAGTCTATTGACATCATCACGCCCATTGACACCATCTACAAGTGCCAAATCAAGGTTTAATGTTCTGTTTATAAACTGTTCTTCTGTTTCCGGATTGACTAATGTTGAAATAAATCCAAGTATAGTTTCAGGACTCTCTAGTGCAATTGTACCAGCTTCTTCCATAAGAGTCTTCATTTCTTCATCATTGGCTCTTACCTTCTTCTCAAATTCGGCAACCTCATCTTTTAATTCTTCAGCTTTCTTTCTTACTTGAGACATATTGTATGAGTTCACAGCATCCATTGTCTTTATTGCTAGGCCTGCTAGAACACTTGGGTCTCCAAGTTGTGAGAAATCTTGTGTATATACAGAGTATATAAGCTGAAATACTGCTAGTAGCCATGCTGCATCAATTATGTCGGAGAGAAAGAGTCCGATGACTTTGAACACCAGCATCTTTATCACCGTGGTAATTGCCGCCGTGGCTAGGGAGTAGAGCGTCAGTGACTGACCACCAGTCCACCATGCAACAACGACTGCCACAACGAAGAATACAACCTTGAATATACCAGTCTGATACCACTTTAGTTTTATCCTCTTTACAGAATAAACACAAAGTATTACGCTCTCTCGCAAGAACCTCTCTCTTCTAAATAGCGGTATATGCTTCGACGCCTTGTACTCAAGTGGGAACAGGACTGCTTCAAGACCCTTATCGTTTGAGCTTATGTCATCGAACGGGTCATCACCTGATGGATTGTCAGGTTCCCCGTTCGTGTTCTCAATCTCTACTGTAATATATGTGTCTTCATTTACGCCAAGTATATTGTGTTTTATATTTACAACAACATGGTATTTTGATTTCACATTGTACATCAACGGTCCGAGTGAGGAGAGTAAGCCATCACTATTTATCTGAAAAGAACCAACGTCTGGTCCAGATATTGAATATGTATAACTTAATCCTCCAGGAGCGTCCTTGTGCATGTCTCGTACATAAGTGGTTCCGTTTGGTACAGTTGTGCTGTCTTTTACAGTATCCGTACCACCCTTCTGTCCAACAGATGCAAATACTGCTCTGTAGTCTCCACGGGTATCAGTAAACCCATGCAGAGAGCCATATCCCCATATTCTTATCTCACCATATGTTGTTGCTGTTAGTTGAACTTGTATCTCTAATAGAGATGGCGTATTTTTACCAACAGAGGCTATGTTTGTTGCAGACTTTATAACTTGAATTATAGGGTCCCCTACTCCATCGCCTCTGTTTGCTGTTGAACCGTGGTAATATTTATGATTAGCTTTAGCTTTTCTCCACTTAGGTGCACCAACGTCAAACTCATCCTTTACGACACCACGTCTTATTATGTGTGACCATTCCTTCCATCCACATAATACTGAGAAGTTTCCAGACACAAGCTCCATTATGTAGTTTTGGTATGGGAAATCCTTCTTAATCTTAGCATCTACACCATTGAATGTTACTTTTGGGTAAGTCTCTGCACAGGTATGATATAGAGCGATTGTATTTGTTTCACCAAGCTCAGAACCAATAGCACCTACAGTAGTATATACATCTGATATATCACTAACGTTTTCTCTCTGCTCGTTCAAATCCTTGACCATTTGCTCTCTATATGCAGCCAAGGTAGGATATTCTGATTGAAGCTCCTCAGATAGCTCCCAGGCCTTCTTATAGGGCTTAAAGTCTCTATCGGTAAGTGCTGGAATATCTTCTGGCTCAAGAACGGCAGTATGGAGCGATTCCAGCTCCATATTAAATGACTTCATGAATTTATCTACGTGTTTTCTTCTAGCGTCTGTCTTTGGCATGTCAAAATACCCATTTGTGCCTGCAGCTACTGAGTAGTCATCCTTTACAGGACATGCTCCATAGAATGTATGGTCATCTATTGTACCGTGGTTATAGTCTGCTCCATGTGAGCCATTTACCAAGTATGGTCTGAATTCATTAAATCTATTTATTGGGTCTTTGTAGATGCTTCTCATGGTAGCTGTATTGCCAGACTTTATATCTTCTACCATGAAGTCTGCTATATCTATGTCTGCAGCAGCAGAGAAGGTCGCTGCCTCCCCTATATACTTATCCTTGTGGTCTCTCTTAGCGAGTATAGTCTGTAGAGATACAGACTTTACATATTCATATGCCATCTTATATTACACGCCAACACTTGTTCTCACGCTGTTTACTAGTTGGTTCATTCCTTGTGGTCCATCTGCAGCTAAAACGCTAGGTGTATTACCAACTCCATCATATACTTCTGATATGAAGACTGTCCACATGTTAGATACTGTTTTGAACGTATCATTCTTTGATTTGTTTACAAAACTTTTCGTTTGTGCTCTATATAACAATACTTGTTCTTTTGCTGATTCTATCTGAACTGCTTCTAGAGCTCTTTTAGATTTACCATTTGCTTTCAACTCTTTTTCTTGAGTCTCAATTAATCCTGCCTCTGCACGAAGTTTTCCTCTTTGGACCCTACCTGTGAGTCTCATTTCGTTTTCTTCTGTACACATTTTTGATACTTCTGCTTGAACCTTTAGTAGTTGAAATTCTGCTATCTTCAATTCGTATCTAGACTTTTCAGCCTCAAGCTTTGCTGTTACTTCACCTATTACAAACTTATTTGCATTCTCCATCATTGATGGGATTAGCTCTACCATAGCTGCTGCTAAATCAGCACCTTTTATTCTGCCTTCATCATATTGTATAGCTAGCTGACTAGCAGATGCTCTCATGTACTTATCAAACTGACCTTGACCTGTTAGAGCATCCTCTTCAGTTACCTTCCTCATTGGTGTTGATGGAGGTAGATTATCTATAAGTTCTTTATTTACACAAGACATATTACCTGGCATTGTTATTCCTTTTAAATTATATTATAGAACCACCCATTGGTGGCTCTGAATAGAATTAGTCTATAGCCATTCGAGCAGATTGCTCTGCAGCTAGTGCATCTAATTCTTCCTGTGTTAAATCAGGAAGGACTTCTACAGAGTGAGCTTTGATTATCTTAGCTGTCTGTACATACTTTCCGTCTTTACCTTTTTTGTTTACAAAGATTGTACATTCTCTATCTTTGAGCATGTTGTAGATTATCTGTGGTATATGATAACCCTCTTCTATATTGAAAGGAACATATTTCTTGATATCACCAATAACATCATTCCCAACAGTTATAATCTCGCCTTCCCAGTTTTGTTTAGCCGGGTCCTTACATGTAACAATTACACGAACTTGTCTTGTAGCTTCTTTACGAGCTTGCATTTTTGCTTTACCTATGGCAGCATACCCTACAGCTTTCTCTCCAACATCTTTTACCATGTTTGTTTCAAAGTTGTTTGTTATCTTTTGCTTTTCGACTTCTAGTTTTTCTGCGAACTCTATTTCAAGTTGCTTTCTGATGTCTTCCTCGCTAAATGTAACTACTGGTTGCTCTGGCAGTTCTATTGTATCTGCTCCATCTAATGCTGCAAGTACTGCTTTTTTAATTACTTCTGTCTTTGCGTTTGATGCGAACGACAATCCAAGTTTCTCTGCTTCTGCTAATAACTCTTGTCTTTCTGTCATGTTGAATCCTTTTTTTGTTTGGTTTGGTTTAAGGCTAGTGCCACAAGAACCACCCTTGGGTGGCTCAAGTCATACTAGATTATTTATTTGGGTAGGTCGCCTACTGGTGGCCGTGCTCCACATATTTCATAGATAGGTTTCTCAATATCATTTGCCCAACTGTAGTCAATACCGTTGTTCTTACCGTCTCCAGCAACTGTATCTTTCATTGTTCCATCGTCAGTCTTAACATCTTCCCATTTAGGGTTGTTTTCGATTACGGTTTCACGTTTTGCTTCTACAGCTTCTGTGAACGCATGTTTATACTTTGCATTGATTACTGTTCCAACACACATTCCATCTGGTGTTCCAAGTTGATTTACTATGAATGCAAATCTCTTGTCTACGCCTTCTACTTTTACAAGTACAAAGTCTCTACTAACTGTCCCTTTAACAAGACCTCTAACTTTCATTTCAACTGTTGCCATAACTAATTCCTTTTAGCTTAATTTTTTAATAACAGAATCTTTTCCAGAAATTAGAGCATCTAAGCTACTAACAACCGTTACAGATAAACTATCATTTTTTGTTTTCATAAGTTTGTCGCTTAGTCTATAAATTTCCCCAGTGGAGATATCCATAATTATACTCGACTTACCTAAAACTGAGTTCATTACCGTCTTTGAATTTTGAACATACATAACTGAAAGCTTACCGCTCTTAGTCAATACAACTTCTTGTACTTTTTCTTCGACAACAGGTCCTTGAACCAACTCTACTTTAGCTTTTGCTTCTTTTTTCTTAGGTGTAGTTTTTTTCTTTTCCATAAATAGTTCCTTTATATGGTTATGTCTCCGACATCTGTGTCGGAGACATAGATTATACTTCAGCTACAACTTTGTAACAAGAAATCCACTCAGGACGCTGTGCAAGGAAACCGTAGTACCATTTGATTGAATAGAATCCAGTTTCACCGTATGGGTCAAGAGAGTTCACGTTGTTGCTTGGAGCTCTGTGATTGATTTTCCACTTAACTTTCTTACCAGAAGTCTGGAATCCAATTTGTGTAAATGAACCAGAACCAACAGTCAACATTGGGAAGATATCATATTTTCCACCAGTTTCTCTGTATCCAGCATTCGCTGCAGTAGCATCTGCTCCAGCACCTTCCCAGTGTAACATCTCAGGTACAAGGATGAATCTAAACTGGTCAATAGCACCAATCTCACCTTTAGCAAGTGTACCAGCAGCAGCATAGTGTCTAGCTTCAACAAATGCTTTCTCTCCGTGGAGGTCTTTCATTCTTTTAAGTGTAGGAATCATTTCAGAACCAACATAGATATATCTAGCATTATCAATAGTAAGTGTATCAATAAGTCTAGACCCAGTGATTATCTTAGTATTTTTAGGTGCTTTGTTATCATCAAGTGTGATACCTGTCTTCATTAGTCCTTCATAAGTAGGAACAGAAATAGTAGCCGTAGACTCACCTGTAACTGTAGCGTTTGAAGTTGCGTCTCCACCAAATCTAATTACACCAGCTGCATTTAAAAGGTCAACCTGAAGTTGTGCTTCAGTGATTTCATTTGCGCCTCTAGTAGACTCACGTCTAATGTGCATTTGTAATTGTGGGTCAGTATCAAAGTCAATTGATTCTTGGTTGTATTCATCAAAGAATCCAAACTTAGCCATAGTACCTTCGATTTCAACACGCTTGAATCCGACACGGTTCACTCTACCACCATGCTCAGTAAGAGTAGGAAGTTTACCAACGATTGTACCTATATCTTTAGAAGAACCATAAAGGTTTCCATCTTGAATAGTTGCACCAGTTGCATCAATACCCTGGTCATTGATATTTCTATCGTCCAAAAGAGGAAGGTATAAATATTTCTTAATTTTCTTACCCATATGTTTAGGCATAGAAGTTGTATCTGCTAATTGACCGAAGAACTGTTCTTTAGCAATTTCGATAAGAGCTTTTTTGTCGTAGTAGTATGTATTGATTTGAGCACCAATAGAACTATTTGTACCATCACCATAGATTCTTTCTGAATCGTTAGTTTCTGTGTTAAATGCACCTGATGCTGCGATAGCAGCGAGGTACGTTGCTGTAGATAATTTAATCGTTTTCATTACTTTTCCTTGTTATTGTAATGTCCCACCGAACTTCTTGTCGAAGTCAGCGTCTGACATCTCCATGATGTCTAGTGGGTCAAATTCTTTGTTCTGTGGCTTACGAGAAGATTTAGTTCCAGACATTCTGGCTTTATCGCTCTTGCTAGACACACGTCTCTGTGCTTTCTTTTGTTCTGGAGCACTCTCTTGTTTTTCAACAGTCGAGTTTTCAGGTTGTGTTGCTAGCTCTCTAGCTGTCTCTATGTATAGTTCCATGTCGCTCATTCCTGTAGGAACCTTACGCATGTCTCTTTTATAGTTCATAGCATCCATCACTGCATCATATGCACCTGTCTCCATGTCTCGATTAAGAGCAACTATATAGCTAGGATTATCAGAAATGATTTCCCTCGACTTTTTGTCAAACTCTTTAGTCATAACATCCAATGTTTTCTCTTTAAAGTCACTGTTTCTGATTGCATCGAGTGCTTCTTCTATCTCGACTTCTCTTTCACTGACAAGGTGGTTCTGTGGCTGGTAATCTTTACCAACCTTTATAGCCGCCTCATCTGCAAATTCGAGCGGGTCTATATCAGACTCCGCTATAAGTCGCTTCAGAGCATCTTTGTTACCATGTTTTACTTCAAGGAGTAGGTTCAATGTTTCTTCATCATCAAGCAGACCTTCTTTTTCAAGAGTCTTTAGTGCTTTAAGATGAGGCTTCATTGATTGCATCTTCCTATTGTAATCCATACCCATTTCTATAAAGTTTTTGGCATGTTGAGGATTTCTAATTTGAACTTCTCTTCCGCTTGCTTTTATCGGATTCGCAAATAGTAGGTCATATGCCTCTTTCATTTGTTCCGCTGTTGCAGCATCTGTCTGTTCTTCTTCGCTAGGTTGATTATCTTCAGTATTGTCTTCGCTGTCTGCTTGCTCTGAGTCTTCTGGCACTGCAGTGTCATCGTTCTCATCTTCATTTGCGTCAGGCTCATCCTCTACGACATTATCATCGCCTAAGTTTTCATCCTCTGTTATTGACTTTTCAAAATCTTCCGGAGATAGATTCTCAAAGTCTTCATCACTAGTGGACATGATTGCGGTTGCAACATCATCCTCTTCGTTTGTTGTTTCATCTTCATTTACTTCATCTAGTTCATCTGGCTCTTCAGAACCAGCACTAGAAATAGCAAGCAAAGACATTGCAGTTGATACAAACAATTCAATCTTAGGCATACTATTCTCCTTCTCTTAGTTGGTCTAGCTCATCTTGTGAACGTGAAATCTGGTTTTCCATTTGTTTACCCATTTGCTTAATGCCAAGGATGAACTGTCTGAAAGAAGATATGGCACGCATGTCAGCAGCTAACTCAGCTTGCTTTTCTGGAGTCTGCCATTCGTTATCAGCAAGGCAGCTAACTAGTCTAGATGCTTCCTTCTCCAAATATCCAACTGTGAATATTTTTGCGAAGTCAGGGTTAGAGATTAATCTCTCCATACTGTTTTTTCTTTCCACTATCTCAGTAGCAGCCTGAATAGATATCTCTATCTCTTGCTCTATTTTTTCTTTCTCTTCTGGCGTAGGTATCATTGTCGTTCCTTTGTTTGGTTTAGGTTGGTTATGCTGAATTATAGCACACTTCTAGCTTAAAGACGTCTGTTGACCAAAGAATCTTTCATATTCTCTTCTGGAGTGTCAGTGCCTGGCAACAGATTATCTACCGATTTTTGGTAGTGATTGTTGGCAGTAAAGACCTTTGGTTTAAGCTTTCCCGATTTTCCCTCTCCTCCTGAAGTTGGAGTTGGTGCATGTGAACCAATGAGCGGGTTATCTCTGTCTAATGCAGCAGCAACCTGCTTATCATCTATAGCATTCACTGCTCTCTGGTCTTCTGCTTCTTTTGCTCTATTGTGGTCAGCACCTTTAGCTATTTCACTTCTCATTTCATTTGTGCCATCCTTCTTCTGCACATAGTCAAGGTCTGACATGTCTGCAGTAGAGTTAAGAGCTTTTGCCTTAGCTTGTTCTGTTTCTGCCTTAGCGTTCTTAAGTAATGTATCAGCTTGATTTTCTGTACCTTTAGCTCTTTCATTTTGAACTTGCGCTTCAAGTAAATCTTTCTGGAGTTGTTTTATTTCCTCTTCCATTGGGTCTGGCTCTGGCTTGTATTCTTCAATTCTTTTTGCTAGGTCAGGCATCTTCTTAAGTCTGGCTATCTTTCCAAGTATTACTGACTGAAGACCTGGGTCCATGGATGGTCCAATTGTCTGAAGCATAAATCCAAGGTCCTGAGCCTGCTCTTGGTCGACTTCTGGTGTTGAGATTGTTAATCTAACATCAAAGTTACCAGCAAGTGCGTCTCTTGATATAGTTACTTCCTCTTCGTCTGTTATTCTAATGACCTCTTCATCATCAAGGTTTACAGCATTCATAGACATTATTTTTCTTCCTGCTTCCACCACACCAAAAGACAGTCTTCTAAGAATTCCCATTTCTCTCTTTGATGTTGCATCAGAGGCAGTCTTTACTGCTGCTGCAGTAGAACCAAGTGCATTACCACCTTGTCCTGACGTGAATGCTCTTACACCTGTAAGTGCTTCTGCACCTTGTTCGTGAAACTGAATCATTTCTAGTGCTGAACGAGGTATCTCAGGGAATGTAGCCATAAAGAATGCCTTAGATGGGTCAACGTCTGGATTAAATATGTAATCTTTCCCTTGTTCAAATCTAAGCTTCTGTGCTGGGTCTAGTGCGTTCGCGGATATACCTTGTTGTGCATTCGCTGATTTACCCATAAGGTCTATCATTCCTCTACTTATTGCCCCAATAATGTCTTGATGTTCCTCAATAAGGACAGCATCTGGTTCACCACCATATACATCATTTCTTTTTGGCAAGTAAACTACTTTAATAAAAGGAGGTTTGTTATCTGGAAATGGATTCTTTTCTAATCTTATCATCGTAGAACCAACATACGTTGCAACTATTGGTACAAGCAGACCATCTTTGTTTATGTCCCAGTTGCCCCAATATTCTATAGCTGTTAGCTTCTTTCTTGGGTCATCCTCGTAATTAAATACCTTTTCCTCATACTCTTCCTGACTTAGTGTCTCATCTGAGTCAGATATTATTGACTCAACATTTGAGTATTTTGAATCTAGTGCAAGTTCTGCTTTTGATGTTTGGAATTGATATGCAATAAGACCTGCTTTATCTAGGTCTCCACCACATGTAGGGTCTATTAATACTTTGTCATAGTCACACACTTCAATGGTTGGTCTATTATATAAAGTAACTAGCTCCTTAACCATCTCTGTTTTACCAGATGGGTCAGGTACAAGTTGAAGCATCCCTTGTGCTTGAGCTTGTAGTTCTTGGAAGTCACCAAGTAGCATTCCTCCCTGCTGTACAGCTTGTTGTGCTTGTCTGAGTCTATTTGCCACTTCTGGTGGAAGCTGCTGAATCATCACTGGTCTTTCGACCTCTTGCTCTTCTTCTTCGAACTCCCAACCTGTTCTAAGGAATACAACTCCCTCATCTACAGCAGTACGAACATATCTATCTATAAAATCGACTCTATCTATGTCCTTGTTAAACTGCTTGTTTAGGATTATCCCGTTATCTCTCGCAGCATCTGTATCCAGGTGTGTAGTTGGAGTGACATCAAACATGTCATCAGAAGACAGCAGTGATTCGCTTAATGATGAATATCTCCATTCATTTTGCTTTCTAACTAGCTTTGGTTGAAATTTACTTCTACCCTTCCCAGTATCAACCTTGATATTACCGTCTCTTACGCTTAACCATTTTTTTATGTTTCCAACGTGAACTGCAAACTCAGGTTCTGCATCACGTATCTCTTGTTTTAGTTTAGCAACCGAAGGAGGGTTCTTCCATTCTGGTTGAATCTCCTTTTCTATTCTGCGACCATTGTCGTCATAATTTACTTCGACTCTGTTGTCATCAGTGTTATCCATTCTGTCTCCTTATGATATTGACTGTTCTGGATGACCACCCACAAACAGTTTTCTGCTGACACGAAGTATATCTAAATCTACCTCTACCAGTTCTCCACTTCTTGAGTTTCCAAAATAGAAGTATCTTCCATCTCTTGAAATCCAGTTAGAGTGAGTTTGGAACAGTCCATCTTTTGGTGGAAATCCTGCTGGGTCGTTGTTCACATGTATTCTGTAAACGCTCTTTGTTGTATTCATTCTTAATATTGATATATAGTTATCGAAGTGGTTCGTAATCACTGCATACGGATGCTTTGATGAGAAGTTTACATGACCTCCACCATAACCACTAGGATATTCTTTTATCCACTTCATGTCAGAGAGTCTGAGCACATGAGTCTTTCTACTTTTGAATGTTGGGACCCACAGTTCTGACCTATCAGGTGACAGGCTGTAATGGTGAACTGTATCATCAAAAGAACTATGAGGTAGTGGAGTATATGGATAAGAGTGCAATCTTGAACCATCCCATCTGAATTTTTGGATACCTGGAAGCTTACCTGCTCTAGTTACTACCTTTGTTCTACTTACTACATCGCCACACTCATTCTTTACAACTTTTATGTACGACAATTCCTTTAGACCTTCTACTGCACCATAAACATATCTTTCACTTAGTGACACGTCAATCTTGTCATCCTGTATTGTATGTAATGCAGTTTCAGTATCTATTCTTTGAGTATAAATAACCTTCCATTTTCGATTATCAAGAGGATATACTTTGAATATTTTAACTTCACTCTCTATCCTATTTATGTATCCAAAATGGTCTTCATCAAACCAAACTGCGTGCCCAGACGTTGAGCCACCTTGGTTTCCTTCTGCAGGTCTATCATCTCTCTTTTCCCAGTCTGTAAAAATAACCTTGTCTGTTGTCACGTCAATCAAGGCAACACCCGTATCTGATGTTCCGCTGACTAACTGAAGGTTATATTTGTAGTTTTGGTCTCCACATGTTCGTGGTTTAAATGGTAGAGGTATTGACTTTATATACTTCTTTTGAGCCATATCAATGACATCGAAGGAATACGAGCTTTGTGTTCTAACATACATCTTATCTGTGAAACATGCTCTATCTACAGAGTGAGGGTTTGTACCACCGCATTCTATCTCAGCGTCTAGTTCCATAGTTTCTGTATTCCATTGCATAACAGAATTTCGACATATATCTTCATTGACGTAGTATAGATACTTGCTGTCCCACGGGTCGTTCTCGTCTCGTTCAACAGCTTCTATTGCTACACCTATAACTCCCTTACTTGCCATGATATCTCTCTTTCATTTATTTTGTTTCACACAGGCTTAACGCCTATGCTTATCGTCCCATGTTTTTCATTTTATTTTCTAACATAATTACTGCAATTTCTATTCCCATATTTATGAAAGTAGAGAAAGATGACGAAAAGAATTTTTTAGCTTTCTTAAATACTCTGTCTCTCTTTTCAGAACCTGGGATTCTCTCAGTACTAACTATCTCTACTTCATCTTTGATAAAGTCTAGCAAATCGCTACCTATCAACCATTTTATTGCTCTATTAGCAAACATCATTTTAAAAGCGTTCATTTTACATCCTTGTGTTTTATTTATTTTGTAGGTCAATTATATCAGATAATTCATAAATCAAGTTACAACTCGTTTATGAATTCCGATAATGATGACAAGAGGTTGTCTCTTTCTATCCCGCCGGGAATGAATAATTTCTGGTGAGAAGCGAAGAAAGGTTCTATCAGTATACAGACAGAGCGTCCACGACATAAGAACCCTCCTCCTCTTTCTCTACGTCTGACTCTTTTTAGGTTTCTATCGTTGTTGTCAAGATACTTATCAAACTTACTATCTAGTTTTCCAGCTATTGTTCTTCCAGAGCGGGAACAGTAAAGTATCTCATGTCCATTTACATATTGCTTAGATGATGCATTAAAGTGGAACGATATAGAAATATCTGCTCCCCAATTATCTATACGTCTATGCATGTCTTTCATTCGTTCTGTATATCCATGAAGACTGTCTTTTCTAATAAACACTCTAAACTCATTGTCATCAGATAATGACTCAAGTAGCTCAGGAACCAACTCTTTATAGAAGTCGAATTCACTTACTCCTGCATTTCCATATGCTCCCCTGCTTCCTTTTCTGTGTCCTATTACTAATGCTATTTTCATATTTACTTCCTATATTTTACTATTTTTTTCCCATGAATCTATATTATTATGTGGTATTAATCTCCACACGCCAAGACTCATGACAAACAATATTAGCACTAATGCCAATAAATCCATCTTTATGATAATTAGTCCATACGAGGCAACCATAGTTGCAAGTACAGTTGTTGTTGATATGGATGCCATAAGACGGTTAGTCTTATATAGCAAGAATAAATAGACTAGTGCTGCCATTACTACTATGTGTAAACCAGGTATGCTAATTATCATTTTTTTCCTCCTATTAAGTTCTTTACTCTCATATAAATACCATCTGAATTTATGGCAATTATTAAGGTTAAGACCATCCATATAGAAGGAAGAGAGCCTAGAACAATGTCACTATCGAAGAAGTGAGCAATTATGCTTTCACCACTAGATAGCATTAGCGTAAAGGACAATAGTGAGAATATTAGTCCCACCACGAAAGCCCTTAGCAACTCAAGATGCATTCTTTTTATACATCTCTTACCAGAAGCTTCAACTTGAGCCTTCAGGTTCATAAAGTCGTAATATGCCATTGTCATAGACACAAACCCACCTACGGAGGCAGTAATTATGTATGCTGGGTCATCAAAGATAACCATGCTGCTAAACAATATAGAACTAACTGCAGCTTTTTTTGTTGCTGCCGCTGTTGCTGTTGCTACTACGATATCTGTCTTATCCATTTTTTTTCCTTACATGCTTCATTATATCATTAAATAATGCAGAAGGTGAATACTTGCATCCTTTTGATAAAAATGAATACGTTTTTGTTTTTCTTATTATGTTTGCGCATACCTCTGAACAGAACACTTTATGCTCTGCCTGTATGCAGATTGGCGTAACGCTTGTTATCGCACCAGTGTAGTCATATTTCATTCCCATATACTTCTCTATCTCATCCAGAACTATACATTCTTCATCCTTTGACAGGTTGAGGTCTATATAGTCCCATGATTCAGGTCTCGGTTTGATTTTTCTATATTGAGAGGAGTTGGTTCGGGGAGAAACAGAGAACCACTTGTTGCCGATTACGATTTCCACATGAGAATACTTCCCTACTGAAAGACACGCTATTAGCCAATCAAGCCATAGTCTTCTTATGTAATCAAAGTATTTTTCATCTGCTCTTCTTTTCTGAAAAGCGACATAGAATGCAAGTCGCAAATTAACTCCTGTAATTAATTGTTTTTTTTTACTGGAGCTGCGACAGCATCGACTCTTATATTATTCGTATTTTATCACGTTATTCATAAGATACAAATTCTTAAACTAAATATGCCAAGTCCAATGTATCCATTATTTCTGCAGCATACTTCTTTGCGTCATCTATATTTATATCTACAATCTCTCTTTTTGAATTTATCCACTTAAAGCTTGTAGCACCTACATTTATTTTTGTGTTTAGTTTTATACAAAACATAGTCGCTATGTCTTCATTGAACCAGAACTCACCATCTTGAGTGAGTCTTCCTTCGACAAGCAGAGTGTCTCTACTCATTGCCTCTTCTATATTTAGCATTAATCTATCTCCTTTATGTATATTGTTGCAAAGTTTTGATTTGATGCCCACGTTTGAAGTGCACCCCTCTTGTTGAGGTTTTTTCTCATGCAGTTTATGTCATGGGACTGGTTCACGATTGTTTTACCACTGTGTGTTCTAGCCATCAACTCTACGCGCAATTCATAGTCAGCAGTCAATCCTAGCTCATTCACTATGTCTAAAATTTTATTAGATACGAATGTAGCTATCGTTGATGCATTTGACACCATTGATGCTCCTCCATACCCTTCGTTCCCTAGGTTGTACCATGTGCCATTGACCTCAATGTTTGTATTGATATACAATCCACCCCAGTCTTTACCATCATGTCTAGTAGGTATATTTAGTCCCAGTTCTATTTTCTTCTCATGGTTCATTGTGTATGTACCTGTTCTCATAAGAAGCTTTGCCGGTCCGTTATCGAACCTTTGGTTTGCTGTCATTGAATATGAGAGCGTTTTGTTTTTCTTTGGCGGGTCTACCAACTCAGAGTAGAGTCCACCATCAGAACCACTCTTCAGTGTGTTCTTTTGGTCTGTTGATATCTTAACTGACAGCGGAGTTGCGGCACCGTCACCAGTAATGCTTGAGTCTGTATTTGACATAAGCAGCTTGTCTAGTGGTATTGATATGTCTGCACCGTCAGTCATTGAGATTACTATACTCTTTGATGCTTCGTCATACACTGCTCCGCTCATAAATGAGTCTGCAAGGAATGATGTTACGTCTACATCTATGGTGCCACCATCATCTAGATTGAATGACATTGTGTTGCCAACTATATCTATATTCACAATCGTTTTCTTCTCTGCAAGTTGCTCTGCTGTAACACCACCTGAAGATTTTGTCGAGAGGTCAAGAAGAACTGAGCTTGTTTTCATAATTATGCTCCAATCTCTACTACTGGAAAAACAAATACTGCCCAGCTATTCTGTAGGAAGTACATCTTTTGGTCAAAAGACACAACATCGCCTGATTTTATATTAATCCATTTTTTGTTTTTGTCTCCATGAGTTGAAACAAACAATGGGTCGTCTGTTGTACCCATTGTGTTCTGAACCACTATCTTTTTGTCTGCCGGTGGAGTGACCTCTTTAGGCACTCCAATCTTTAATTCTAATTCATCCATCTTTTCTCCTTTAAGTTGTTTGATAGTATTTGCTATCTCTAGGCTCCGTTGTTATCGGAATAGCCTCTTCTATCTCTTCGTGTAATGTCTTTGACATACTTTTCCCTTTCTGCCCTATACGTTTAAGGGACAATCTTCTTGGTTCACATAGTTTAGACCAGCGGTGTTGTCTTTACCAGTTTTTGAGATTTCATCTTGTTCTGCTTTCGTAGGATTCGATAAATCATCACACCCACTGAACATTTCAGAAACAATAATATCTGGACTAGTTGTATCTATCTTCTCTATACAGTAAAGGTGGCTACATCCCATGAATATCTGTTCTACTGACACAACGTTGGTTGTATCTAGTCCAATTACACTTATTAGGTTCTTGTAGCTATGGAATGCTCCTTTAAAGCTTGTTACGCTTGGTGAACTTATGATTGCAATATTAGAAATCTTTGATTCATCTTCTGCTCTAGCATCAGGGAATATATCTATTGTGTGTCCAGGTTGTGTCTGAACTATATATTCATTGTATCCGGTTCCAGTTGTTACATCCAGAAGTTGCCCATTAAGTCCGTCTCTGTATTCAGGTTTAGCTGATGATGTGACTATCATTTTAAATGTGTTGTCTACTGGTTTACATCCAAGCATCTCACCCATTGCAGTAGTAGATATTTTTTTATCTCCTATATATGCTGCTTTAGCTAAGTCTTTTCCTATTCTTATACACATGCTTACTGGTGGAGTCCACGTACAGCAATCTTCACCGTCTGGAATATCAGTAACCCAAGCTATACCTGGAGTTGCTTCTATTGCTGTTCTTTCTGTAGCGTTAGGTCTACATAGAGCAGGTGTGTTGCTAAACATCCCAGTTGTATTGGTAGCTGATGTTGTGTTTACACCTTTCATACATTTTAGACCAGAACAATAAATCCAAGTGTTACTAAAATTAGTAGCCTTGCTAGTATCAAGAGCTGGAAAAGATGTCAACTTACCACAACTGTCCCAAGTCTCTACAAATTCGGTACCTTTACTTGTATCCAATGAAGGGAAAGAAGCTAACTTTCCACAATGCCTCCAGGCAGCCTCAAAAAAAGTTCCCTCTGAAGTATCTATTAAAGGAAAAGAAGATAGTCCGCCACAACTAGCCCAGGCATAACTAAAATTAGTACCTTTACTTGTATCTATTAGAGGAAATGATGTCACTGATGAACAACTGTGCCAAGTACTACTAAAATTAGTTCCTGAACTAGTATCTAACAAAGGAAAAGAAGTCAATGTTGAACAACTAAACCAAGCCCTATAAAAGTTAGTTCCTTTTGAGGTATCTATTATGGGAAATGATATCAATTTTTCACAATTATACCAAGCTTCACTAAAATCAGTAACTAAACCAAATGCTGTGGAAGATGCTATAAATTCAGTCAGCTTAATACAACCCTTGAATGTACGATTTAACGAAGTCAGCTCTTCGGTTATAATTTCTATCTTGGTAATCTTATCGTCATTATTGGAAATCATAAAGGTAGAAATTGCATCCATTGAAGTAAGCTGATAGGTTCCGTCACTATTATCGGTAACGGTTATAGAACCGCCGGTTACGCCAGCTAAGCCAGGTAATGCTGATGAGGTTACTTTTATATCTAGTTTTAATTGAGTACAACAATCCATACCACTTCTAACGTCTGATACCCAATCTATACCAGGGGTAGCCTCTATTTGAGCACGCTCCGTAGCATTTGGTCTACAAATAGTTGTGTTCTCAAACATTGATGTAGTATCTGTTGCAGATGTCGTATTTACAGCACCAAGACAATCTAGTGATGAACAGTCCCTCCATGTATGTCTAAAGCTTGTACCACTCTGTGTGCTTATCACAGGGAAGTGCTTTAGTTGCGTACAGTTGTTCCATGTCGCATTAAAGCTTGTTCCATTAGAGAAGTCGAGACCTGGGAATGAGGTTAGTGCATAACACTCTAGCCATGTACCATTAAAGTTCGTTCCTGCAGTCGTTGTAAGCGATGGAAAAGATTTAAGCTTGTTACATCCACCCCACGCATAGCTGAAGTCGGTTCCGCTTGATGTATCAATCTGCGGAAACGAAACTATCTTAGATGAGTATCCCCATGCATATGAAAAATTCACAACATTAGCAAATGCGGTAGATGGTGCAATGAATTCTGTCATGTTTATGAAGCTCTTGAAGGTGTCCTCAAGTGATGTAAGTGCCTCATCTATTACTTCTACTTTTGTTATCGCATCTTTTTTACTTGTTGCTATAGTAAAGTGTGTAATCCCTTCTGTAGATGTGAGTTGATAAGTACCATCCTGGTTATTGTTTATTGTTATTTCACCACCACTGACTGACGCTATCTGAGGCCAGTCACTGGAGGTTATTTTTAGTTCAAAAGACATTGCTTTCTCCTTATTCTACAATTACATACATTTTATCAGCTTGGTAGTTACCAGCACCGATAGCGTCATAGTTAGCTTGTGTTATTTTAACTATTTCAGCTATCTTAATTTCATTTCCTGCAGACTTTGATAATACTGCATTGTCCGTAACTTCTTGCAGTCCAGCTATTTCTGGTATCTTAACGTTATGAGGATTGCCTACAACAACTAAAGAGTGGTCATATGCAGCTTTTCCTCTATCGCCTCTATATGCTGTAGAAATAGTTTCTCCTAGCACCAAACTAGCTGAAATCTCAACATATGTAGAACCACTCCATCTGAATGTCTTGTTATCATCTAAAGACACGTATATTTTTCCTCTTTCACCAGTTGCTGGGAACAGTGCAGCTGTATCAAATTCAAGAACGTCATCAACATACGATGGTAGCTGTATTGTAGGTATCTTTCCTTGTAGGTCTAGTGTTGCTACACCATCCGGTGCTCCCTTTTCTCCAAGAGGTATATACTTATTTAAGTGGTTGTACTGTGACAAATCTATAAGTTTATTCACGTTGTTTTCATCTTTGTAAATTAAGATGTCACCTGCGAAGTCTAGAGAAGTTATTGTCTCAACTGCAAGACTAGATAGGTCTACTGATATTGAAGAATTATCTTCTTTTGTCATTATTAAGTCTGTACCAGACAGAGATGCTGATACTATGTGTTTATCATTCACTACGAATGAGTCAACAGAACCATCTTGATGTGTTATTGATATAGTATTTGTTGCTGCGTTATATTCAACTTTTACTACACTTTCCGAATTTGAGTTTGCTACTACTACTACTTGATTGCTTTGTGGCATGTCTTTTTCCTTATCCTAATACTATAACTGCTATTTTGCAGTTTTGTTTATGAGTTCTATTTAGTAAATAAATATCTCCCGTCACCTCTAAAAAAGAACCTGGAATCAATAGACCCCATAGTCCGTCCTTATCACCATGAAAAGAAAACTCAATAGAGTCATCTTCATTTTCCGACACATTCTGAAATAGTGCCTTCCCTTTGTTTGACACAGAATAAATAATACCTTGTGTCATGACAAATCCTTGGTCTATGCTAGACGCAGGGTCTTCTGACAATACAGGTGGAGAAGTCCACTGTTTTGACCTATTCACGTCTAACTCCGAATTTCCTGAACCTAGGTCCACACTAGAATCTCTAGCCATCATCTCTCCTTTTAATATTGTTCAATATATGGGTTGTGATTTCATCAATATTTATTCCATTGACTATATCTATCCCATTCTCTTCATCACTATAACCTCCGTTGCTAACCCCAAAGGGTTGACCATCTGTCCAGTCATCGAGTGCGTTGCTCTTGCGAAAGTATATCATAGTTGGTATTTCATCTAGTGATAAGAATGAAATACCAACAGGATATCCGCTATACATATTTCTATCTAGCAGTCTACCAAAGTATGACGGTGAGAAGCTAGAGCCATTTCTTCCGGGCTCTCCCTTGTCGCCCTTATATTTGCCTCTTGGTCCAGTCTTGCCACTAGGTATCCCAAGAACCAACCTATTCGTATCCTGGTCGTAGCTTGAGTATGGAGAGTCGTGTTCTGTAAGGTGCTCAACTGATATCTCCATCGTTCTCGACTTAACAACTAGACCTTCTATCTTCTTGAGCTTTTCATCTATTCTTGATTCTGCTTTTGCAATCAATTCATTAGATTTTCTTGCTTCAGTAGCATATGTCTTCGCTTCTGCATGCAGCTTCGATACCTTGTATGCTGCCTCTATAGACTTTGGAGAAAGATTAATTACTGCATCCATCTTCTCCTCTATATCAAGCACGGAATCAATCTTTGTTGTCAGGGCAAGCACTTCTTCAATCATTGGCTTTATCGCTATGACTGCACCAATGTGGTTCTTATATTCTGCAAGATTTGATATGTCATCAATATTGTCTGAGGCAATAATTATTGAATCTTTGATTTCAAATAATGAATCAATCTGGTTTCGCATGCTTGCTACGCTTGATATGTCTGGCATGCTAGCAAGGGCTAGTTTTATGTCTTGATATTTAGAGAGTAGCTTGTCTGCTGTAGACTGTGCTACCCTTATCTCATCCATATTGAGAGAATCAACCTTATTGCTGGCTTCTTCTATTTTTCCAATAACACCACTGTCGACAACATTTATTACTCTAAGCAAACCATCTAGATTCTCTATTAGCTTGCCTAACGATTTACCGTAATCCATTATGTAACTGCTCCCTGAGTATTGCCAGCTCCATCTGCAGCCAGGTTTAGCCAATGCACTTTTCCTGTTACAGCTTTTCCTGCAGGTCCACCTGGAGGTCCACCTCTTACTCCCCATGTACCACCGTCTGTCCCGTCTGTTCCTCTTGAGCCTCTGTTTCCTCCAGGCAGTGATGGTGCACCACCCATTCCACCAGCTCCACCATCTCTTCTTGTTGTTTTGAATGATTGTCCTACACCTGCAGTACCAGCAGCACCGCCAGCACCACCTATGGAGATAGTTACTTCAGTCTTTTGTCTCTTGACACCCCATCTGTGTCCCTTACTTGCACCTATTGGGTCAACACAATTATATCTCTCTTTTGTTGATGGGTCCCAGAATGCATATCTCCATCCTGGAGGCAATGATGATATGTCTGCATCTGTGTACCACACATCGAAATCTGGCCAATCATTCTTTACAGAACTTGTCCATCCATGAGGTCCTCCCCATGCCATGTAGTATTTCATAATGTTTGTTCCATTACTTGCTACTTCATGTCCCCATCCAGCGGCATACTTTGGATAACATGCAGAACCTGAAGGTTTATGGTATTGTATTTTGTTCTTGTAAATCTCTTTATTTGCTCCCTTTCTACCTTTCTTCCCTCTTACACCATTTCCTCCTGCTCCCCTTATGTATCCATTATTGAACAGAGTAAGGTCGCTTTGGAAATTTATTCCATTCTCACTAGGGTTTGTACCAGTAAACTCACCTTGGTTCAGTAGTGACACCTCACCAAAAATAGATAAATCACCAGTGTTCATTGTTGGCTGTACTTTTCTATTTAGAATTACTAGCTTTACTCCACTTCCACTTACTCCAAGCTCGTTCAGTTTAGCGTCAATAAATGCACGCAGCGAGAATGTGTTTGTGTATTGAGGTAGCTCTAGTTTTATTGTGGCATAGAACACAAGAACCCCATTCATGAACATCGCCCTGACATTGCTATGGTTATGTACAATAACACTCATCTGACCGTGGTTCATTATTGTCTTTACGTTTGGAGGTATTGGTGATGGTAGTGTTCTAGCCAGTGGTGTTGAACCATTGTTTGTTAAGAACAGAAAGTCGCCAACCCGTAAGGTACGAATGACTTGTCTGCTTCTGACAGTATCACAACAGTCATCTATTCTGACGCCCTGTCTTATCAATTCATTAACCTTGTCCATTATTCTATTGATGGACATAAGGTTTTCGTCACACATTATATTTTGAATCATTTTACAGCCTTATGTTTTTGGTGGGGTGCCATCGTCTGTGATATATAGAGTATGCCCCTCTCTTAATGTTCTAATATTCTGTCTTCCTCTAATCATATCACAACAGTCCTCAAGGAAATTTCCTTTGTTTATGAGTCTGTTTATTGTGTTTAATATTAGGCTGACCTCTATTTCTCCATTTGGATTACACATTAATTCTGGAATGTCTGTATGCATAGGACCCTCTGGTCCTTCTGGTATAACTTCCACCTCGCCAGATTCTTCTCTATTTCCTGAATATGCCATATTATCCTACCTTTATTATTTCTAGAGTTAGGAATACAGACTCTTCGTTAAAAGGAGAGGCTTTTCCAAGTGTGTCTGTTCCTGTAGCCGCCTCCACTATCGTCTCTACACTTATATTGGTAGATGCTGCAATAGTGAATACGCCTTGAGCTTCTGATGAGCCAGATGTAGAGCATGTAGTACCAAGTAGCATACCACCACCAAAGTTTAGTCTTGATTGATGCACGCCTTCTGCCATGGCTATCATGTGTACACTATATGTTCCTGCAGCTATAGTAACTGACGTTGGACCAACCGTGGCACCCATGGTATTTACAATTGCTACACCAAGAGGTCTAGCTGTCCAGGTCATGTCGACTGCTGAACCTCCTCCTGTACCACCAGCTACTTTGTGTTCCATCAGTAATGATGCAGTTGATGTTCCAAGTGCTGCTTCCACAGCATCAAGTCTACCCTTAATGGTTACTATCTCAGCATCAATTGACATGTCTTTCCCCTGAAGGGCCATCACCATATTGTCTGTAGCCTCAACGTCAATTATAACTGCTTCAACTTTTGTCTCTGCAGCCATAACTCTTGCATTGAGTGAATTCACATTCATCGTATTTGTTGATATGTTTCCTTCATTTGCTGCAGTTGCCATCTCAGTAGCATTCATTTCGTTCTCTAGTCCGGACACTCTAGCCTCAAGTGCAGGAATGTCTCCTGGATTGATTGGTGTCTGCGACTCAAGTGCAGCAATCTTGCTCGTATTTACTGCAGTTTTCTGAATAGTATCCATAACGCGTATATGCGTTTGTGCATCTACAACCTTTAGTGCCTCAATATCATCAATATTGAAGTTTATGCCTTTCATTATTTTCATAACAGCTATTTGCTGTGACGCATCACATGCTAATTTATCTCTCATTTTACTTCCTTTTTTATATTATACATACTGGTTTGCTCTACGGCATTATCGGTTTTGTCATATCCGTACATAAGGTAGGACCTTCACATAGGACTATCTCATTACAACATATTGTTTCCATACAGTTCAGCTTCCAGCTTCTGGATTCACATGGTCTATTACCAAGGAATGCCTCAACTATCGCTCTGTCCTTCATAGTTAGTAAACATGGACATGCTATATTCAGAGTTATTAGTTCTAGCTCTAGCCACAACTCTCTACTTATATTGCTCCTGTTTAGCTTACCCGCAACAAATAGATTCATGAGTGTAAGATAATCTTGGTTCGCCTCACATCTAAAGTTGTCCGGTTGATATATATTGAACTGAGGGACTCTACCCCAATATCTGTCTATAAACTTCTTCTCTTCATTCTGGTCTAATCCCCAACTAGGTGTAAAAGTTGCCATCTATGCATACCCCCTTTCAGTTAATTTTGTATTTGTAAGCATAGAGTATTGCACTAGTCCTTTTTTGTAGACCTCTTTACATGATGCAATGTATGCTCTCCAATGAGAACCTATCTCTGTCTGCTCATCTCCGTTCATTGACTTATATGCCCTATAGGCTATATAGTTCATTAGCGAATCTAAAAACTGTGGTGGAAAAATCAAGTCTACCTTGTCGATATTCTCTTTAGTTAAATACGGTGGGGTAACTACCTGTATAATTGAATAAACTCTACCTTTTATAGGATTTGGTATATGCAATAGATATGGCTGTGGTGTAAATATTGATTCATCGCAGTTTGTATCATTCATTGGAATTTCTGTCATTCCATCTCGCCCATTTAGCGGGTTCCGGGATATATCTCTATAATATGCTTGTAGAACTTTTTGTGAGTTCTCCTGTAGACGGTATCTTGTTCTACCCTCTTCAATCGTTATAGTTTGCTCTTCCTGTAAGATACTAAATTTCGCGTAAATTTCAATGAGTCCAAGATTCATCAGTGATATAATCTGTTCCTCATTCTCTCCTACGACTATTTGCTTCAATTCTGTATTCTTCAGGATATCATAAACTTCTCTTAGTCTCATAACATTCCTTTTTATTTTTTAGCTACTGCATTGTATCCTATACTATATAAGAACCAATACTCAAACTTTCTTCTTCAGACTCCGTGTAGAACGGGTCTTCATATATGCTGGTAACTGAGTCACTCATGGCAGTATTCGGCTTCCATGGCTTCATTTCTGCAAGCATTGATACGGTATCGACTGCATCATCATGTCTTGACTTGAATCCTGACACAGTTGCCCTCTCTAGCTCATTCTTCATTTCTGTCATAAGTGGCGTTCCTAGCATGCTCTTGCTGAACCACATCTTACCTTTTCTGAACAATGGCACAACATTGTGAAATCTCTTTAGCTTATCAGATGTTGGTCTGACCTCGACTATAGTGAAGTACACATTTCTTCTATGCATTTCTTTCCTTATCCAGGTAACGAACGCTCCCTGCTGCCCAGTGACTTCCACTCCAACAGATTTGACGGCATACCTGACTACCATATCAAATAATATATCTATATTTTTGTCCATCAGGTTTCTGCCACACTCTCCATCCACTAGCATCCAGTCCTCATTGCTATTATATGCCCACACGGACATAACAGAATAATCGGCTCTTTGCTTCTCTGATGTTGCAAAGTCTGTAGTTATGTAGAAATTGTAGTTATTCGGTCTCGATATCACGTCATCACCCTCGAACCACAGCATGTCCTGGTCCCTGACTAGTCTATCTTCGTCAGATGTAATTCTAAGCATAAGCTCCTGCATGAATGAGTCTAGCTTACCTGCCTTCTTCGACTTGTCATACTGTCTCTTTACATACGCGAAGTCATGTCTGTCTGGCCATGCTCCCCTGAACGTCTCTTCAGTAGTGTTGTCATCAAAATGCTCACACACAGGATACACTGATACTGCCCAGGCGCCTGATTCTATCGCCTTATATAGCGGGTCATTCTGATTAAACGGAGTACCGTTCCAGATTGTCTTTGATTTTTTAGGATGTAGTGCGTAATCTATCGCCTTGTAAACGGTATCCTCGATACTAGCAATAATTGTAGCCGAGCGCGCATCTTCATCTGACATGAGGTCATCGAGGAGAGCGAGGTCAACTCTTTTTCCCATTTCTTTAGCTCCACGTACACCTGTTTTGGCTCCATACCCTTTAACAATGAGCTTTTTTCCCGCAATATTCGTAAATTCATATCTGACATCTGTAAACCTTGTGTGTGGAACGTATTTTTGTAGGAATTCAGAGTTCTCCCAGCGATATTCCAGGTTTTTTCTCATGTTTTTTACACCATTCTCTATTGAATCGGAAACATATATTGCTATATCTACCTTTCCAAATCCTGGAATCTCTCCATATACTGCGATATATAGGAATAAATACTCTCCCATTAGTGTAGTCTTGGCAGAACCACGGTATAGCATGTTTACTACAGACATATTGGGTCCCGCTATTGCGTCAAGCATCTTATAGTGAAGCACTGGAGTCTTATTTTCCTCTCCATCTGTTCCATTAACAAGCTTAATGAAGTTTACAAATTCTAATGCGAATACTGAGGGGATATAGTTTGGGTCGTTTTCATAGGCTACTCTGTCCAACCATTCGTCAACTGTGAGCTCTTGCTCTACAGCATGTAATTGTTGGGCTGTTACTGCACTCATAAATACACCTTTGTTTTGTTATTTTATCAAAGTATATCATATTTATTTTAGGTGGGTGTTTGGTTGTGGAGATTACAAAGAAGGATTGGGTATAGCTAAGAACCAACCAAACAAATTCTTAGCTAGGAGTGAAGTATAGTATATTTTACCTTGTTTTACTCCTCTTCTACGATAACAGCCTCTTCAAATAATATTTTTGATTCTGCTATTTCAATACTTGTGTTGGTTCCAGCTTCTATACCTATTTGTTGCTGTCTGGCTAGTCTTTGCATTTCACTTCTTAACGATGTGATTTCATCAACACCTTTTACTCCTACATCTAGCTCAATCTTCGTTATCTCATTAGGTGCAGTATATTTAAGCACGCTTTCTGCTGCAGCAATCCTATCTTGGTCTCTCACTGCATGATACATTCTGTCATACTGTACGTTCAGTGCATCCTGGAACATTGGCGCATTCAGTATCTTTGACGGCATAAGTGCTTGCTCTGCAAGCTTCTGTACTAGCTCCCCAGTTTTATATGCAGTTACAAATGGTGATATTTTTTTACCACGAATATCATCCTCTGGTAATCCTTCTGCTAGCCACTTCTCCATTAATCTGCCATATCTATCAGGGAACGTCAGGTGGTAGGCGTCTATATCTGTGTTGCTTAGCAACTTGTAGGCAACATATTTAACTGCAGACATATAATCCTTTATGCTGTACTGTCCTGTTTTGAGCACTGCACTAAGTGTTAAGAAATTCTGCTTGTAGTGTTCTGCGAAATCTTCGCCCTCATCCTCTTCAAGCTGATTAAACGAATCCACTATGGACTGAGTTATCAGACTCTGGCTATGTCTAGGCGCTATAGCCTTTAGTTCTTCTAGTGTCATTTCATTATCTCCTTGTATATTCTAATTTGTTTAGCATATTTTCTCTCATCCTCTTCATTCTGTTCGGCAACTGTCATACTATCTCAACCTCAGCATCAAGACTCAACATTCCAACTTTGTGCAGGTTCTTGTAATCCTCTTCAGTCTTAAACGACTGGCAATACACAGATGTTCTGTACTCGTCACTCCCTATAAATATAGGCTCTCCTACAATAACTTTACCACCACTCTTAACAACAACTCTCGTTCCTGGTGCACAATCTCTAGCTTTCATACTATCTCCTTTAGGTTATATTGAGGGTATTGTAGCATATTTTATATATTTTATATTTACAGACTCGTATTTTCTATATAGGGTTTTTTCATATTTACCTACAAGTACAGTAGGGTTATGGTTTTCACCATCTCGGTTGACTACCCCCCCGGTGTTTAGAGGTTCCTTTTATTCACCTCGCTCTGCCCACTGTGGCTTACTCACTCATACCTTGGAGGTATCACATGTCACTACTTATCATCGCACTCGTTGCACTCTCTATCTTTATCATCACTGCTCTGTAAGCACCCAGCTAGAGCACACATACCTTGTGTGTTTCATGGTGGTTGCTTAACTAACACACCAATGGGCGTAATCCCTAACAACTATAAGAAAGGTCAATCATGACAAACAATACTAACAACACTCGTAACAGACAACCAGCTCCTTCGTACTCACTTCAGGGTGATAGCAACTTCGAGACTGCAATTAATACAGCGAACTTTATCATAGGTTCGGTAATGACAGGTGTGTGGGGTGCCGGTAGATTAATAACAGTGGGGTGTGAATCAAGTGCAACTCTACTTCCTAAAGATGTAGCTGAAGCAATAGTTGAAACTGCTACTGCTCCTGGGATGTTCTCTACATGGGATTCAATTCGTGCTGAGGACTCTACTGATGCAGCTGCTGCAAAACTATCTACCGTGAAGGATAACCTGCTCGGTGCAAACAATGATAGTATTCAGATATTCACCAGTTACCTAGATAACAAAGCAGTATTTAGAGCTATCATTAAATCTCTATCTTCTGAAAAGTATCAAGAGGCAACAGCAAAGATTGAGGGACTGTCTGATGACGAGTATGATAACCTCATAGATGCTACCAATACTCAGCTTACTGGTCTATCAATCAAAGATACTGCTAAAATCAAAGAGCTTGCTGCTGCTCTTTAGAGTACATAGTGCCTTCCTTACCGAGGGTACTGTTGTGTTCTACATTGCTCATTTGTAATGTCACTCGCTAGACCATTCATTGTGGTGTATTAAGAATTGAACACAAGTATGATTAGGAGAATCCTAAAGGGGACAAGCATTCGAAGCATGACTTACTTTGGAGAATCAGAAAGAGGACCACCGAGCGATTAGCGAGGTGCTATACAAACTAACTAGCTTTAAGGAGCATAACATGAGACAAGAACAGATAAACCTTATACACACAATATCAGAGGGAATGATAGTATCAAAGGACGGGAATATTAAACCATTCGATGCAGACTCTTTTCATGATATATGGGACCTATCCAGATTTATAAAAGAAGTTGCAGACTCACACGGGGTGAACAGAGAAGATATGCTAGAAGTATGTATCTTTCTAAAATCTAATCCTAACTCCCAATGGGGTGTCGTACCTTTAACTCAACCTAAAGAATCAATTACTTCAGACAATAAGAATGTAGGTCATTATGAACTGAAGGAGACAGTATGACTGTAGCAGAGCTAAGACTATTACTGGATACAGTAGAGGATGACACAATAGAGGTAGTGTTTAGAGTAGGTGAGAACCATGGTGCTAATATAGTATCTAGGGTTTCACACTGGGGTGCAATAGAGAACCCTAATCATACAAATCATACACATGCTGCAGATTTAATTCTGCCAGATAATGGCTATGAGGGCACTGATGTCCTTGTACTAAGCTAGGAGATAATATGAAAATAGATAATATAAAAGTAACAAGCACACCACAATACAAACATTCTACTATACATGTCCACATATTCACAGATAAGGGAGAAATCCACTATCGGGGCACATTGTCAAATAGAATGCTACATGTTACTTTCGCTAGGGGCGATGTAACACCAACAATAGAAGAGGGTGACATGATTCAATCTGTGATTCGTGATTACTTTAATAACAAAACAAAGGATAGTAAATGAAAAAGATATTGCTAATAGCTATGCTATTAACACTAGTCAATGCAGATAGCTGTGATGACGACATAAGAGAGGCGACTAGATTTATAGTCAAAGCTGACAATGTAAAGTCTAAGGAGCAGTATGTGGCATATATCAATGCCGCTATATCTAACTTGGTCAGTGCAAAATACGATTGCCCAAAGGGGCATAAAGAAGCTATTCAACAATCAATAGAAGACACGAAGGAGTTACTATGAGAAAAGAACCACTTACCCTACTACAGGCAGTCATGCTGAAGAGGGTTGAGCCTAAGAAGAAGAGAACACTGATTGGTAAATTAGGGCTAGTAGCAATGATACTGGCATTTATACCTATATTACTTATACTGTCTCCATTAATGTTATGGGGATATTTCAAACTAGGAGAAAAAAAATGAAAGTTGCAGAAAACTATACAAAAGAGGAACTAGTAGAGATGTTAGTTCATAACAATAATAAGCTCATGGTCATGTTAGATGTTCGCGTTAGGTTTATGCAAAACCCTTCTCTAGGAACTGTTGATGTCTACGATATTAATATCGTAGGTGCATTGATTTATCGCAATACACTCACATACGACGAATGTATCGAGCAGATAATAGCAAAATAGAACCAACCTCATCCTTCTATCAAGATGTAAAACTGATATTCAACACGATGGTCATTCGTCGTATCGTACTTTATACTTATTACAAGGAGTACACTCAAATGAAAACAACTAACTTAAAAACAACAACAACAACAACAGCTACTACTACTACTACTACAACAGCAGTTGAAACTGAAACTGATGCTACATATTCTGCACTAAGAGCAGACTGGAGAGACATTCAGGTTACACTTCAAAACGTATTTATCCCTAGAGAAGTGGTAACTGCAGATATTGAGGCTGCTAGGTCTCTAATGGCTAAAGACCTTAAAATAGACAAGATGGGGTCTGCTCCATACGTGAGAGAATCACTAAAGGCCTTCCTAAACAACGATAGTCTCGACCAGAAGTTATGTAACTTCTATAATAATATTAATGGTGAGGTATCTACCTCTGAGTTAGCAGGTCTATGTAAAAACCTATCTATCTTTAAGGATGTTAGGGAGTACACGTTTAATAGTGTTCCATTCACGGCAGAAGAGTTGACTAGAGGTAGCATATCCCTAGGATTAACACTTGCTAACTTTCTCGTTTACACTGGTACAGGTCACATGTTTGAGGCTGAGAGAACTAGTATAGACAAAGACGGCAATCCTGAGACTAGAACATATCTTCATGTTCAGTTCAATGCGAATACTGATGAGCGTTCTAACCTAATGCATGGTATCAATGGGAATCCTGGTGTTATACACCAGAGATTCATATCGTCACCTCCGGGTGGAATGCCTATAAAAGTTAGAGGTAAAATCAAGGAGACCTTGATTAATGCTAGCTCACGTGCACTTCAACTAGTTCCTATGAGTGACCAATTCTATTACTCTCTCTTAGAGAATAGCAAATGGTACAAGCAGTCACTAGCTAAAAAGATGGAAGTTGGTGCTTCTATTAAACTACGTGTTGATAAATACATTGATGCTATACGTGAAATTAGAGACATGGACAGAGTTTACTTGTCTATGAAGTTCGACTACAGATACAGATTGTACACTGATATGAAATCGTTTTTCATTAATCCTCAAGCGAAGGACGGCAAATATCTGTGGCAACTAGCAAACTCTAGAATGCTAGATGATAGAGGTTATGCTCATATGGTGCATAGTGCCGTAGGTATAGCTCTTAACAAAAGACATAGCCTTGCTAAAGCTATGCAGTATTGGAATAAGCATGAGCTTAGCGTTCGCTCTGCACTATTAAAGATGGGAGCTAGTATGGACGAACTTGCTGAGTCTGTTTATGCTCGTAGATTATTGGATGCTATTTCTGATTACAGAAATCGCGTTCCAAGCAAGTTCATCTTGCTAAAAGACTTTACTACTGGTGGACTTATCCACCATTCTATTACATTCCATAATGACATATCTGCTCCAATGTGTAACGTAGCAGGTAGAGCTACTCCTGCTGATGCACATGCACTTGTTGCACAGCGTTTTGGTATGGACGGTCTTACTAGAGACCATGCCAAAGAGATTAATATGCAAGTATTACACGGGTCAAGCAATAAGACAGCTGCAGATACAATCAATGCGTCTTGTGGAACCTCACTTAGTGCTGGTGGGTTTGGTAAACTCAAGTTGGAGGCATATGGTGCTCCAATTAACAACGTATTATCTATCGTTGAATTTGGTAGAAGTATGCATAGCAAATACAATACATCATTATTATTCCGTACTCCGGAAGGGTGGCCTACAATGAGTATTGCATATACACCTAGTGAAGTGTCTAACCCTAGACATGGTGGAACCATGCTAGAGTTCTATATGTTCACTCCCGAAGCTCAAGAGCTAAAGCAGGGGTATAGAAAGATACATACTATTACTACAATGCCATTGACTAGCGACAAGAATGGTACTCCTATTCGTGGTGCCAAAGTTAGTGGATTATATGCCAACATAACTCATGTAGTTGACGGTCATATTCTTCGTAGAATATACGAAGAGAATGCAGTGTCACTATCAATTCATGATAACATCGGAGCTTGTCCTAATGACTTTGATGGTATCGAAGAGACTGCTGTTAATGTTATGGTCGAGGACTATGATGCTCGCTACTATGAGCGTTGTATCAATGATATTAAGAATAACGCTGCAAAGGATAACTTTGCTTCTGTGAACTTGCCTGTTCTGTACTACGGTAAGCTAACAAAATCTCAAGTCAAGAAGTCTACAGGCTTCCTCCAAGCCTAGTGCCTTCACCATGTCCCTTTCGGGGGATATGAGTGAGGGTATTACTCCTACCTGTCGCCACATGCTAGTTCGTGTGGGGCTAAACTGGAACTAATGCTCTCTATTTAACCTAACGGTTCATCCGACGGTTTACGCCCGTTGTTTGGTACTAAGGTTCCATCCGTCAAAGTGCCTCAACGGGGCTCGGCTCATGTAGAAAGGTAAGATAATTGCCATTTCCCAGAAGAAGCGTCATACATTATTGACACAATTCAGGAATCATAAAAAATGAAAGGAAAATCATGAAAAATGGAGCAGCATTAAAGGCAGCTCACCACAATCTCAAAGCTAAGTTACGCTTAGTAGACGAGTTTGGCATTACAAAAGACTGGACAACTGAAAACCCAAATTGGGATAAGACAGTTACTGCTCTTGCTGAAGCCAAAGTGGCGAGAATGTTAGAGTTCAAGGCAGAAGAGCTTGACCTTGCGAAAGCAATGAAGGGTCAAGATAGCTATTTGCGCAATATTGTTAAAGCACTTAATTATTCTTCAAAAGAAGAAGCAATTGATGCAGAATACGCTGAAGTATTCGCAGACCATGCTAGTGAAGAAGAAATCTACGCAGACATCAAAGATGTTTGGGCTGAGTAATTCTTCATAATCGCCATTCAGAACCACAACACATCCTCCTTGCACGCAAAGTGAAGTAGTGGATGGTATGTGGACTGTATATAGCAATTAGTGCACTTATACTCATGTGTGCTAATTGGTGTATATTGATGTAGGTCAAGTTTATAATAGGTTCGTGACATTACCTTTCCCAAGTTCTTGACTTATTCGGTGTACGCCAACACCCTAAACAATATTATAGGGCGCTTACCCCCTCTTTATTAAGCGTCCTACCGTGTTGTTAGTTACGCGGTTTATTATTTTCTTGTATCCGTGATATTATTCGAAGTGATATCATGATATGTATTAATTTGAGTGAGATATCCCATTATCTCATTCATATTAGTTCATTCGAGCTACTCAAAAAAAATGACTCAAAAAAGGAAACACAATGTCAGTATTATCAAATATCATCCCAGATGGATTCAAAAAAATAGCAGAAGGAATTTCAGATATCGGTGAATCTCTGAACCCTCTTGTATCAGACATGACTGCAGATAACAGAGAGATTGCACTATCTCTTATGGAATTAGGTTATTCAAATCAGCAAATCCAAACATTTGTAGACGTGTCTAGAAACCAGCTAGATGAATTCCTAGAGCTTGAAAGAGCTGTAGAAAAAAGACTTAGCCAGCAAGAAGAAGCAAAGGACTAGCATGATTGGAACCATCCCTATGATTTTCATGGGTTTGGCCGTAGCAATCAACTTTATTGTAATCAAGTGGAAGCTTGAGCACGATAGAAATGCAGATGCTATACTTGATGCAGCAATATTGTTTATTATTGCCTGGGGCTTTAGCGGCTCAATCAGTGGGCTAATGATAGGTACAATTGCATCTATGTTCGTAAGTATGTACTTAATAGTCTCACCTCCTGATGCATTAATTGCCAAATTTGAGAAAAAATCAAAAAGCAGAAGACAGTCCAGGAATAAAAGAAATGTTCAACAACCCAAAGAAAGTTGACCAAACAGGCACTCTTGTATTTGTTGAAGCAAAAATAAGAAGAGCCGGTCACACATCAATAAAGATAATAGAATTGCTTTCATCAAGAAAGGAAAGATTAGCTATTGAAGTACCAATGAATTATGAAACAGAGCATATAAGCAATATGGTAAGTGATTTCAATAAATCACTAAGAAGTTTCACATTTCTAAATCAAACAATACCAAGATACTAAAACTACAACAACCTAAAAACGCAACATCAGTAAGTGTTGTACTTTACCCTCAAAATACCCTTAAGGAAAAACATGTCATTTTTTAGCAAAATAAAAAAGTTCAGAATCAAGAAATATAAAAATACTCATCTTCTTCAGAAGAAGGGTTTATTTTATTGGCACGACTTCACAGATGTACACGAAAACTATATATTTCTAAGCAAGAACTATACAGTCTCAATAAATATGGCTAAACAATACTTAGCATTAAATGAAGGTGTTCCTGAAAACTTTTTAAATAAAGATTGGATACTCATAAAGTAATACAAGGGGAACCACCATGAACACTAAACACGTAAGAATTACTCCTGGAGTAGAACTACAAGATAGACTATTTGAACTTTTCGGAAACAGAAAGGTTCTGTATGTCATGTGCGAAATGAACCGTATGGATGAGCTGAAAATAAAAGGTCAGATAAAAGAAGCAGCTACTAAACGCTGTAAGCCTATATTTTGCGATACAAACGGAAAACAGTATGAAAGTATAAAGCAAGCTAGCATCGAGCTTATATTGGACCCTGGAGCTATCAGTAGGGTACTAAGCGGAAAACAATCCACAACAAAAGGTTATACCTTTTCACATAAAATATAAGGAATACAAAATGGCATTAAAATATTTTCCACCATTTATTAACCTAAGAAAAAAAAAGAAACCTGAACCTTTAGCAGTAATAACACTTATGGCAAAAAGTTTTAGACTCTCAAGCACCAACGAGAATCTAATTAAAACAATTTCTCAAGAACCATCACCTAACTTTATCTATAAGATAACGATAGAAACTATAAAGGAAGACAAATGACAGAATCAGCATTGCTATTATTGATAGTGTTCCAATTTAAACACCTCATCGCAGATTATTATTTACAGTTTCCATATATGTATGAAAATAAAGGTAATGAACACCATTGGATGGAACCACTAATTCATCATTCACTTGTTCATGGTGTATTCACATTGTTTATCTCTGCATCCTTTCTTGCATATACAGGAGCAGAAGAAACATCGTTCAATAAATCACTATTCCTCGGAGTAGTACTGTTTGATATGATTACTCATTTTATTACGGATAGATGGAAAGCAACCAGAGGTAGAGGTCCGAACGAATCAAAGTTTTGGACAGACTTAGGTATAGACCAAATGATACATCATATTGTTGGAATCATTATTGTGTATATATTAGTAAGCCAAGCACAATGAGTAAGTTAATACTCACTGCAAAAGAAGCTAAAGCAGAGAGAAAATTACTTGAAGAAAAATACTGGTCAACTCCTTGGGGTAGGGCAGAATTAAAAGAGAAAAAAAAGAAGGATAAGAAATGAAAGTATTATTACTACTATTTATGTCATTAACTCTGTGGACGAAGGATTTACAGTGATACTTGCAAGTATTATATTTAACAGTATTATCATACTCGGTATCATTGGTATATTTATTGTTCAAGTTGACATAATCAAAAAAAATGAACAAATGGAAAAAACCATCAAACTGTTACATAAAAACACAAATGCAAACATAAGAGTACTGAACGATGGTCTGCAAACTATATTTGATTCTGTAAAAGAATTAAAAAAGAACAAAAAGAGCAGTAGTAAAAAAATAACTACCAACATTTAATAAAAAATATAACATAGCTAGGCTATGTAAAAAGAAGGATAAAAAATGAAAAAACTAGACGAAGTATTAGAAAATTTCAAACCGAACACTATAGATAATAGAGATGCACATAGACTTGCAGATTTCACTCCAGAAGATAAATTACCATTGCTTGGTGTTAAATTACTTGAGAAAAATATAGGGACGCATGTTCCTATTGCTTGGAACGAAGAAAACATACTTGCACAGCTTAAAAAAGATGTAGCGTTTGGTTTCGAAAAAGCTCTTGACCAAAGAGGATTATCTGCAGGAATGATGTATCAAGTTGTAGGTATGTGGAATGAAATACTTGAAAACAATCTGAATAAATCAGATGAAGATTATTCAATGTATGGACTTCCTAGATTAAAAACAACAGCATTGCACTATGGATGGGAAAATCCTATCGGAGAAGATGAAGGTTCTGAGGAGTCTTACAATGAGTAATAAAACTAAAACCAGTGAAGAACTGATAGCAGAAATTAAAAAGTTATCAAAAAAAAGAAAGAAACATCAACCTTTCTCTGATACGTTAATTAACCTCGTTATGAAACTACACTACACAGGGATGAATGCATCTGCAATCGAAAGAGCTACAGGCATTTCAAATCAACAAGTTTCAAAATGGAAAAGAGAGTTTGGTACAGAAATGACTCACGTAGCATACGGAACCACTACTCGTAATGATGTGAGAACAAAGTGTCTAGCAGTAAGAGAATTCCTTGTCGACAACAAAACATCTGATTATCTGTCTAAGAAATATCATGTTGGTACAGTTACGATTATAGCGTGGGTAAAGAAGTATGAAGATGACTATGAACAATGGCTTGATGCTCCAGATGGAATCACAACAGTAGCTAAAAAAGATAGACTTATCTATGGTAATGCAAACATCACCGAAATCAGAGAAAAGCTAATAGACCATGGAAATGAAATCAAAGAAATGATTCAGAGTATGCAAAAAAATGGAATAATGGTAAATGCGGTTGCACAAGCTGAAAACCTCAGCAAAAAAACACAAGAAGAAATCAAAACTCTTGATGCAGCAGAACAAATAATTAAAAAAGGGGTACAAAAATGATTAAGCAAAATGGACAAACACTAGAAACAGAAGGCTCAATAAACATGGTAATCAGCGAAGCTGCTGCATTACTTAACTACATCCCTAAAGCTTTTGCAAAGCAAATTATGGAGAAAGGCTCTCCTGGAAACAAGACAGAAGATGAGATAGAAAACGAAATCAGAAGAAACATTATTTCTGGAGCTGAATTGTATTGTCTTGTAGACAAAGGCATGTCACCCGAAGAGGCAATGAAGGTTCTTGATATTGACGGAACCATCATGAGAGTGGATGGCGAAGAAGAAAAAGATGAAGAAAAAACTAAATAAAGTTTTTCTTTTGGTAATCATATTATCATCAATCGCTTATGCAGAATACTTCTATGTGACTTTACCAGACGGCTCAACAATGGAATGCTACAGATGGAGCAATGGCGACATCGACTGTAACTAAAAAGGATATTACATGGCAATAGGAGACCTAGACACAATAGAAAGAAGAGACAGAATGGAATTAGCTGAGTTAATTCGTGCGGATAGAACTCAAAAAGTAAACACTGGAGCAGGATATCAAATACACAATCCTCCAACTGCAGAATTTCCGTTTGGTAGACCCGATGTAATACCTGATGTCATAAACAATCCATTCAGAGGATTAGATGATGGAATATACGAAGACACTACTAGCCCATATGAATTTCAAGAGATAATGACAAGAAGAATGCAGAATGAATTCCATAGAGAAAACACTAGGAGTGTAGATAGCTTAAATTACTCTACAAGAAACCATAATATTCTAAGAGAACTTCTATCCTATATAAGAAGAGAACATCCAAATGTAGATGCATATGTGAAGCATATATGTTTCAATGAAAACAAACAACCATTAACGGTAATCATAGAAAGTCTTTCAATGAGAATGGATGCAGACAGCACAGAAAGACCAAACTCTGCAATAACTAAAATAAACAGAGAACTGGCAAGCTTAGAGAGGAACAAAGGAAAATGAAAAAGCTTTGGCAAAATGAAGGGTTAGAAGGGATAAATGATTTCCTACATGACATTGAAATGTCAAAAAAGAGAGAAGAAAAAAAAAGAAAGCTAGAGCATGAAACTCTTCAACTTAATCCAAAAAGATATAGTTCTCTTGAACAATCAAGAATATGGAATAGAACAAAAAAAGAAAACAAGTATCTTCAAGAGTTCAGCATACAACTGAATGGGTATAAACCTATGCACGAAATACAAAGAAGAGTCATATCTTTTGCCGACTTGAGATACAACAAATATATTATCTTGTCATCACATAGCGAAGATGTAGATAATTATATCGGCAAATCTACATATTGGGAAAAGAAAAGCGTAATTGTAAAAAGTATTCATACTAAACATGATGTCAAAATAGTTTTCGCAGAAAACAAACAAATGTTATCTATTGTATTCCAATACTTAGGATACTTCATTGTAACAACAAAATCAAGTTTCGAAAACTTCCTCTCAGAAATAGAAGGAAATGATTATGAAACTAAATTTATTGCGGATAAAATAAAATCAAATCTTGAAAAGTTTGAAGTAACGACACCTATTGTTGATTCATTATCTAAAGAGATAAAAGACAACGTTCAAATTATGGCAGAATGGCTAAAAGACAGGTCGGAAGGATTGTAGAATATGAACATAGTTATAGAGCAATTAATGTACATGATTAAATTCAGACTAATGAGTGGCACTAAAACACAAGAAATGTTTGATTTACTAAAAGAGTTAGAGTTAGAACTTGAAGAACTGAAAGACACTGAACCAACTATCGAAGGTATAGAGTTAATCATTTCATCACTGGAATCCATGAACGGTAGACTAAGAAAACAAAACGAAGAGGATAAAAAATGAGTGGTAAAATTAAAAAATGTAATGTCAACGGCTGTAGTAAAGTAGCTATAGGAAAGAGGTCTTATTTTTTCCCATTCCATAGATGCAATGAACACAAAAGGAAAAGAAAATGATTTGCTATAAAGATACAACATTTTGCTCGGAAGATAAATGTGGAAACATAGATTGTAATAGAAATGTTACAGCTGATGTAGTTGCTGCTTCACAAGCATGGTGGAATAAAGGTGTTGATATTTCAGAATGGACACCTGCTCCTATAGCAGTACAAGATTTAAAAGATACATTTGAGTGCCCAGGATATGTCATGCGTCCATAGAGTTATCATTGGATAATTTTATTGGCCGTAGGGCATGTCTGCGGACAAGAAAATACTAACCGTAAAACGAGAGATTATGCACGGTCAATAATCACACCTCTCACCATGGGTCCACAACATCCAACTGGACGTTGATGGACCCCCGTATTATGTGCCATTCGTCTAAATGTAGGACCTCCGCCTTAATAGCCGGATAATGCTGGTTAGAGTCCAGCATGGTAACACCGTAAAACGGGCAGGTTGTATCCACGGAAGAAATACCGACTACCTGTCAGTATAAACGGTTTTCCTGAGATGTCCCGTAGACTGCTTTAATGTCGAAAGAAATCATCCGTGATTGGTCTCCACACGTAAAAGTGGGACCGCCAAAAGAAAACTATTCCACAGAACCATCTCTATGTAGATGTTTGTATGGAGTCGTTGGGGTCAGACTCGTCGCAAAAATATCCTAGGCAGCATGCCTTAATCAACAAAACCGGGTTTACCGGATGAAGTTTGTTATTTAAATAATGTATTCTAAATGTCACCAATGTAGAAGAAAAACTCACGCAGTGACCTGGAGCATGGCTTGGAACTCGCCTTCTTTTCAACATCCAGTTAAAGACGATTAGTAAAGACAGCGGTAGATTTTCTTGATTGACAGATTCTTACAACCATAGCTAGGAAAGCGTCATGGAGTACCGTCTCAGCTGGAAAGAAGCAGAGACAACTGATTATGGACGCGAAAGCTTAAATGGATATAAAGCTACTCACTGAGAGTGAGGAGATATTGGGTTCGATTCCCTGCAAGTCCACAAATATTATGTCATGTTAGCTCAGTTTGGTAGAGCACTCCCACTGATAAGGGAGAGGTCAATGGTTCAAATCCATTATGTGACACACAAATAGTCATGAAGGTAACAGACCATGCAAGGGTGTCGTGAGCATCCTAGAAAAATTCATTGCTGGAATGATAACCAAAAGCAAGAGTGTTTTGAAATAGATTCACAAACTTATCAGAGAGTCTACTGTTGGACTCTCGAACTATATATGTCGATGTAAGTTTCAGTCCGGTAGAACTGGGGGCCTTTTGCCCCTGTGCGTTGGTTCAAATCCAATCATTGTCTATCTTGGGTGCTGAGGATAAATGCATCTGGTCTAATGGATGTCGACCTAAAATATCCTTACGAGCAAAGGAACATGCTTTCAATAAACCTCACAATCGGAAAATACTACTTTAGTAGAACGCGAAAGCGTCATCGGTGTAACCCCGGATATTTTTCTCATGTAGAGGACAGCTGCATATCTTTACAAACCATACTGTTTTACCTAGTACCAAAGGTAAGAAAAATCCTATAGTTTAGGTGAACCACACAAGAGGGATTGATACCGTGGGTGGCAATGCGTCTACTCCTTTCATTTTAAAAGCACTCAGTGCGGTTCAAACAATATATACAAAAAAGGAAATAATATGTTCACACTAATAAGTGTAAATAACAAAGATTCGGTAGGATACAGATTTATCGGAGTCGATGCATCATTCTATTTTGATGGAGAAGGATTTACATTCTCATCAATCACTAGCAGTAGAGTTAAATCTATTTCAATGGATGAAGATATTATGACCGTAATAACAAAAAATACAGAATATAAATTCAGAAAGCACTAGCACTAGCATCAATGGTTTACTAAATGTAGAAAAGTGGGAGAGGAAACTCCATTACCACATATATATACAGAATACCATGAAGCTTGGTGTCTAACATCAAAATTAAAATTACAATTTAAGGAAGTACAAAAAATGGCAAAAGATACAGCATTACACGAATTACTGGCAGTAGAGTCAACACTATCAGAGACAGCAAACAGAGTTCAAAAAGACACAACAAAGACACTTTCAACCAAAGAAACAATCTTCTCAGGTATGGTAAAAGCACATGTACTTTTCGATGAGTCACTACAACACCTTACTCAGGCAGTAGAATCAAAAGAAGTACAGTCAACAGTAACTGAGCAGCTTGATTATGCTGCAGGAGAAATTTCTAGATACTGGGATGTAACTCTTCAAAAAGAAGATGCAAATCAAAAAGCAAAAGCAGATATTGTCATTGGAGACACGGTAATTGCAAAAGACATTCCATCAATTGTATTACTTTCAATGGAAAAGAAACTAAGTTCATTACTTGCACTATATAATGCAATCCCTACACTTGATGCTGCAAAATCTTGGATTATCGCAGAAGGATACTCGGTTGCAAATGTGTTTGTTACTAAAAACCAAAGAGAGAACCAACAGTCTGTAGTTGAAAAACTATGGGTTGAGGTATCTCCGGCTACAAAAGAATTCAAAGCTCAACTTGTTCAGCAAGAAAAAACAACTGTTGTTGGTAAATTCGTAATTGATGAATTCTCTGGAGCACTTACATCACTAGATAAGGCAGAGAAGATTCAACGTCTTACGAACCTTATTCGTGCAGTTAAAACTGCCAGACAAAGAGCAAATACTCAGATTGTGGATACTGAAAAAACATTCGCTACTGCACTATTTAGCTACATCAACGGATAGGAATTATCATGGAAATGACAATAGCCTGGTTCCCAATGATAAAACTATTACTCACCGCAGTAATGATATACATAGGATACTACTTCTACAAAAAAGGAAAGATGAAAACATCTGCATTCTATGCTATTGCCTTGATTGTATTCTGGAGTCTTTCACCTATTAAATATGACGGAACCAACTCAACACAACACAAACTACAGTCAGTAAAAGCAAAAACAATTCAATACAGAAATGTAGATGCCACCATAGTCGAAACAAAGAAATTAACTTTTGATGAGAGAATGGCGGCAGAAGATGCTCGCTCTAAAGCAGCAAATAAAAAGGTTCATGATGAAATCGTTAAGTAGAGGGTTTACCCTAATTGAACTCATATTTGTAGTGATTATTGTCTTTATACTTGCATCAATTGCAGTACCAAAGATAATGTCAGACAATAAAAATAATGTGCAGCAGAGCCAACAACATAAACAAACAAAACAAATCGAAGGAACGACATGGGAATGAAAAAAACATTAATCACAATTGGATTACTTGCAGCAATGCTACTTACTACAGGATGTAATCATAAGGTAGTAGGACAGGGAGAAAAAGGGAAGATTCTTGATAGAGGAGGATTTCAACCGGAAATCTATCCACCATCAAGAGTAAACACTGGATGGCATGGAGACCTGGTTCTTATTGAAACAGTAACTCACACAGTAAATGAAACAATTACTGTTCGTATGAAAGATGACATGAACCTTGTTGTTCAAGTTAGATTTCAACTGAGAATGGGAGAAAAAGAAACTTCACTTAATGCTGTATTTAATGACATTAAACCTGAATCAGGAAACCTTATTACTCTTGGTCAAGTCTACAATGTATATGGAAAAATGCTTGTAAACAAAATCACAAGAGAGGTACTCTCAAAATATAATATTGGTGATGTGAATGATAACTTCAATCATATTTCAGCAGATATTTACGAGAAAACACTTAAAGGTTTCAAGCCTACTCCACTAATCATTACAGATGTAGCACTAGGAAAACTGGATTATCCAGAAATCATAGATAATGCTATCATGGGTGCTGCAAAACGTGAGCTTGAAATTAAACAAGCTGAAGCAGATGTACAAGTTAGACTTACTGAACTAAAAGGTAAAGAGAAAGTAGCAGAAGGTGAGTACAGAATCAAGATGCAAGAAGCAAAACGTATCAAAGATTACAATGCTGCTATTGCAGAGGGAATCACACCTGAACTATTGGAACTTAGAAAACTAGAAGTACAGCAAGAGCTCGTACAAGCAATTGGAAAAGGTGATACTACAACCATCTTCGTCCCATACTCTGCTCTCGGAACCACAGGTTTACAGAACAGAGTAATGCTCACAAAGTAGGAAAACTGTGGGCCCCTAAAAGCTGGGGTTGAACCGGATAAGTGTGCAATAAAAGCCTATCTATGAAATGCATACCGACCCACAGACTAAACAGTTCTTGAATAGCTACCCTTACCTCATGGGGGTAGGCAATGCGTAAACGTATTTTACGTGTCATTGACAAATAGAACTGTTTGTAGTAAACCTGAAGAGGTTTGCCCCTAGAGCCAACAAGAACGGTATATATAGGTAGCTCCTGTATGAGCTTATGCTCACTTCAGTACTGTTGGTTCTCTGGGCAAACTTATTCTAATGTTTTACCCTGCACTGGTCAGATTGACCATAAACTCCCAGATTCTATTTCCGGGGGAGTGTAGTTATTATCAAGCTTATTTTATTATCCCACATAAGCTTAGCACTATAGACTTTTAACACCTGTCAGTCCTAGACAATTTTTAGAATGCTACGAGGGTTCGACCCCCTCTCTCGCCTCCATAAATATATGGCGAGATGGTAGAGTGGTTATACAGCATTCACAACTTATCTTAAAAAAGGGAACTAGACATAAAACCGGGTCGTGCAACAATTACAGATATTTCGAGGTTCGAGTCCTTGAGGGCCCACCATTACTACTATTAGTATTTGGGCCCTTGGCGGAATTGGTAGACGCACTGATTGTTTAAATCAGCCATCAAAACAAATTGATAGAGTCCACAAGAAGGAATAGCTAGTGGGCTCGCTTGAGTTTGTTATAAAAAATATAAAGGAGAAGACATGGCAGGAGAAAAGAGTACCCTAATTAAGGTTGGAGAAACAGTAAAATTAACTGGTGTATCATCAGACAGTAAATACTATGGATGGGCACCACAATTAGTTGGCAATCCCTATATTGTAACAGCCATCGACTACTCTTCATATGACAAAAAATGGGTAGATGCAATACTGAGTCCAATAAATGATTCAGAAATATCACAGTTTGGAAGAACCATAACCGTAGGAAAGTGTCTTCTGGAAAAATTAACTACAGAACTTCAGGTGATACAAAACCTTGACATAAACTTTTCAAGAAAAGAACGAAAAATTAAACAAATAAATACTTTATTTTCAAAATTTCTAGAAACAGGAAAAGTAGCTACACATATACTTGTGGAAGCAAATGACCAAGAAAGCTGGAAAGAATTACATGAGCAAGGATATGATGTATTGTGGCAAAATCTACAAAATGTTAGTCCAAAATGGACTAAAATACAATCAAATTTCCCATTTGACCCAAAGAATACACTTATTATATTTAAGCACAGCAGAGCAGATATGACAAACTTTTTAAGATTTAGAAAAGACTACATGGAAGGTGGATATTAATGACAAAAGGACAAGCAAACTTAATGAATAGATTGATGCTAGCCCAAGCATATCTATGGATAAAACAAGTATCTGATAGTGGATTAGAGATGCCACCAATTGCATACAAAATAAGACTAGCTGGACACAATTCATTTCATATAAATAGATTTGATGATGCAGAAAGAGAACTTATACAGGGTATTGCAACAGACGAGCGTATGGTAAAAATAGCCGAAAGACAAACATCTCCAATCATACAAGCACTACATCTCATGAAGATATGGGTAGAAGATATAGACAAAAAAGACAGACCCAATATCTACATTGCTGATGCAAAACTGAAAACAGGGAAAATAGCATATATGAAAAGCATGCTAGCACTTAAAAAGAACAACCCAGAAGACCATGCAGAAAAAACATCTGTAATAAATGATAGCTGTAAAAGCACGGAGGAATGGTATAATATCTGTAAAGAAATTATTTTAACAAAGGATATTTAATGGACGAAATATTAACGCTTGTAATTCTAATCTTCCTACTAGAAGGAATGTTTAGAATATTGAAATCTACTTTTACTGATATAAAGAATAAGAAAGAACTCAAGCAAGCGAACATCGAACTTAACGAAGAGTTTGGACTATCAGATAAACAAAGTATAGCACCGCTGAAAAAGCAGTACCCAAGTATTGAAATTAAAGATTCAACCACCAGAACCACCTCAACAGGAGATAATGATGCTAAGTAATCAAGAATTATATGGAACAGATGACGTACCCAAGGTACCAGAAGACGTTTGTAATGAGAGAATAGCTCTATTACAAAACAGACTAAAAGAAGAAGCAGACAAACACTTCATGCTCCAAAGCAATGACATGCTGAATAAATTACAATCAGGAATTAAATTTTGGCAAAGGCTAAGAGACGGTGAAGAAGAACACTAATCAGGAGAAACAATGACAAAAGAAAACAAAGAAGAAACAAAATACATCATAGATAAAAAAACCATAACAGCAAAGACACTAAAACTTGCTCTTGCTAAATACATGAGCATATGGGGTTCATCAGGAGCAGCATATATTCCACAAAAAGGATAGAAGCATGGAAGAACAAGAAGAAAAAACAAAGAGAAAATGGAAGAGGATGGGCTTAAGTCCAGACGACCAGAAACCTACAGTCGAAGTACCAAAAAAAATAAATAGTAACGGATTAAATACATACTTCCTCGAAAGAGGGGACCCTTTCAAGAATGGTTCATCAAGTGGAATGACTCCGTTTAACCAAACATAAGAAGGACTACAGCATGGATATTACAAAAGAGGAAGAAGAGGGATACATGATTTCTCTTACATTTAAAAGAATATATGAAATTATGTTCATTAAAAAGTTTGATGAGATAAGTAGTGATGTAGATAAAGATACAAGAACAAGAAGAGCCAACATATACGCAGTCAAAATTACACCTGTAGTGTGGAAAAGAAAGCTTGCTGGAAATCTTAAAAATTTATTTTCACCTGAGCACTGGGACAACGTAGACAGAGAGGAGAAAATTATGAATAACAGTTCAGTAGAAGACCTTAGCGAGATGCAATCAGACGAACAGAGCAACGAATCATATTATGAATTGGATGGTCTAAAAAATCAATTTATTGCTGAAGTCGTTGAGAGTATCAACCAGATAAGAGAACGAAGCAAAGGTGCATTCGGAGAATATGACAGAATGTGGCTAATCGCACTTCAACAAATTATAGACTCAGAACCAGAGGGAGAAGCTCATCCTCAGTATCCTGGGCAATATAGAAAACACACCGTCAAGCCAGAAGCATCGCTTGATTCAGACTATGAACACGTAAATGAACCAACACATTATGACTGGTTTGGAGAGCAAGCTATAGATGTTATTGAGAAGCAATTATCAACTGAAGCTTATCTTGGATTCCTAAAAGGAAATTCTCTAAAGTACAGAATAAGATTAGGCTCAAAGCCGAACCAACCTCTATATCAAGACTTCAAGAAAGCAAGATGGTATGAAAAGAGATATGACTTGTTTGTAAAACAAAACACACCAGAAGGATAAAAGATGCCATGTTACGACCCACGCCCTAACTATGACCATGCAGAAAATGCACACCTGAGAGACGAATCAAGACAGAGGGAACTTTATGTTCGCCAACTTGAATCAATGCTTTGTGCAATGTGTAACGAGGTTATAAACCTAGACACAACAGAAAAGAGAAAAGAAGAAATTCTAGACAGAGCAACAAGCAATGGAAAATCTTTAGATATTCATGCATGGTTTAAGCTGCATCTAGAGGCAGATGTCAAGAGGCTTGTTGTTACTGGAGTCAATAGAGATTCATCTATCCACGAAATTCTTCTATACAGAAGAATGGAAGAACTAAAAACAAAATAAAAACTATTTCGGTTTCACTTCTTAGAAAGGAAGTTGTGTAATTTTATAGGGTCACTACTTTAGTGACTTATCCCGATGTAGCTACTTAGGATATGAGCGGATACGTTCATTCAACCAAAAAATATAAAACACAAAGGAGCCACTATGGCTATGGGAATCAAAGACGTTGCTAACGTACTGTTAGACGGAAATAAGGCAGCATTCAAAGCGAATGCATCAAGAAGAGCAGGTTCAATGTTCAACGAAAGAGTTGCAGAAGCAATCACACCAAGACTACCTGCAATGGTAAGAATGAGTGGAGCAACTGAGCAACCTTGGTTTAAGTTTGTACTTGCAAATGCAGTAGCTGGAGCAATTATCAAATTTGGTTACACAAATGAGAAATTACTTCTTCTTGCAGATGCAGGTGTAAATGCAGCAAATGATGACTTTCTTGGAAGCTTCGACTTCGAGGGGATGGTTAATGGCCTTATTGATGGCATTGACGTATCGGGTCTTACTGAGGCAAGTGATTCAGTTAGAGAAACAGCGTCCGCAGGACTTAAAAAAGCTAGCGAAATGGTAGACCCTGACGCTAAAACAGCATAAAGGATAAATCATGGCATCAATGGCAGATTTAGTAAAAAAAGCGGCAGCATCAGCTAACCCGACAACACCAGCACCAAGCGTTCAAGTAGCAGACACATCGTCTCTTACAGCGAACAGCTCAAGTGGTAGAGCATAGCGAAAGCATAATCTACTAAATAAAAGTAGTTAGACACAATGCATCGCAAGGTGCATTGTAATGTAACTACTAAAAAAAATAAGGACAATAAAATGCAAAAAGCAATACCGATTAACAATCTAATCTTTGAAAAAATAAAGTTTAGATATGACTTTTATAACGCAGATAGAGCAGTTGGAAACGCAGGTGGAGGAAAATTGTTGCTTGACACATTTTATCCATTCATTCTCGCAACACAAATATTAGGACACGCTCGAAATACAGCAGCAGGAAGAACCAACGCTCCAGCAATAGCCAGAAGCACTGGAAATATGAGAACAGGATATGCAATCTCAGAGAGAATTTCTAATGAACTAGGATGTAAAAAACTACACATATCTGAACTCATTACAATGCTAGGATACACCAAAACTGATATCTCAAAACTACTACAACATGTGAAAAATAAATCTTTCAACTTGGTTCTTGTAGGTCTTGGTGGTACAGGCTCCAACTTCCTACACTGGACATACGAAATGTCTCAATGGGTAGGTAAAGATTTGATTTTCAATACTATGTTCTCATATGATGATGATGACTTTGATATTCCAAACATGTTGAGAATACCATTTGAGCCTAACTTTGTTGGCGAACAAACATCATCAAAGAAGGTAGATTGTATTCCTCCGAAATTCAAACAAATTGCAAACAACTTCAGACTTAAAGATATGAGACTTACTGCTTATGATGTAGACAATACAAGACTTGGTTCACACCAGACTACATTAATTTATGGTGCACCCGACATAGCAACAAGAAAATGGTTGTCTGATTCAGAATATACATTCATCGCTGCAACACACAGAGACTCTGAGTTCTCACTGGTAGAGAATCCTGCCGTAGACGACGAGTTAATGATGGAAACGTATGGAAAAATAAACGTATCCAAGTTTATGCTGAACCACCTAACTATGACTATTAAATTCCTGGAGCACCTAAGAGACAGAGACAGAGTACTCGGGGGTTCAACTGAGACACAAATATTGAGAGAAGATTTTGATACTCTATATGCTAACCAGCTAGCTTTTGGCTTCAAAGCTGGGGCAAAAAGACTATCAATCCATAGCTCTAACGACACACAAAACATAGACTTACCAGAGGAGAACGGAAATGAGTAATATGCTTAGCTTAAAACCAACACCTATGCAAAAAATATATGAAAATACATGTCTTGAATTAGTAAGAGAACTAAGTAAAGACCTTGTTAAAGATGTGCCTACTGCAGATTCATTTACATCAGTAAATGGATTAGGTAATGCCGTTGAAGAAATAAATTTCACAGACGCAACACAGACTCTTATGTCTAAATATCATAACCCTTATATGCACAGAAATAAAGATGGAAGCTTTAGAGCATGGGCAATGTTTAGAGATTTTTTCGACATAACAAAAGTAGGTGACGCAAACCTATCAATAAATCAAGCGAAAGAAATGCTTGCTGGAATCTATAAGGAATCAAAAGATTCACTATATGGTGTACTTCTCATGGATGCAAAGAGAGGAAAAAAGAAACAAATAGTAAATCTTCTTCATCCTGTAGTTGTGCACAACCTAAACCAGGAAGAATTAGATTTCAAATTAGATGAACAAATATGGACAATGGCTATTTACTCATTTAAAGATAATAAAAAAGATGTACTCAAGGCTGATTTCCCACAAATATATGACAAAGAAAACTATACACTTGAAATTGCAAACATACTTGCATCTATTGATATTCCATCACTGTACTACACGGAGAATAAAGATTTTGAAGTCGACATCATAGATGATATGTTTGTGCTCAAGTATCAAGAGATAAAAACATTAAAAGAGTCTGGTGAAGTACTGAAAGATTCAAAAGGTGGAAGAAGCTATATTGTTCCTTGTCAAGTAATAAATGTTGGAGGAGTAGCGTTCCCATACTATGGAAGTATCTACTCAACCAAAGGTCTAGCATGGAACATTACACCACTAATGTCAGCAAACATCTCTCATCCTGAAGGACAAAGCACAAATAAGGGAATGAATGGTGGTTCTAGAATCTGTACTCACAGTGGAAACAGTAAAACAAGAGCAGGGGTATCGTCACTGAACCACTGTAATATTACATCTCCTCTAAACAGTGACTGTATGGCTCCAGGCTCAATGAGCTACTCTGAAGCTTGTATAACTGCTTCCGTAGAGTTACTACTAGGAGAAGAGTTCGAGTCAGCAGCAAACAAAGCAGACAAGGCATTAACGTTTCAGGAATTTGTGGAGACGAATGACGGGGCTAGTAAAAAGCAATACCTAAAGTACATCAAAGATAGAATCGCACACAAAATGAATGAAGCAGAGGCTCCAGAACCAGAAGAAGTACCGATGGAAGAAAGATTTCCTGAAGTATACGATACATCAAAATGGACAAACTATGATGAGAATCAATTAAGAGGATACCTTAATGGTGACGTCACCTATGTAGGAGATTTCGAAGAGCCAAAGATATGGATTGATTCAGTATGGCGTAACTTAAATTCGAAAAAAGCACTTGAATGGTTAGAGAACAGAGAAGAAAATGAAAGAATAGAAGTTGACAATCCCGTACCTCCTGTTCCTAATGTACTAACAACAAATTCACCAACAGAATTAGCTGAAATGACGGAAGAAGACTTTCAGGATGCTATTGATGGATTAATTGGAGACGCAGATGCAGAACCAACACAACCTGACGGAGAAAGATAATGAATAAAAAAATACAGAAACCAGCAGTAATAGTAGAAAGAATAACAGACGGAGTAGACACTAACAACTTTGGTGTAATGTTTCACTCAACAAAATCAATTGAATCATTTCAGCAACGCTCAGGCATGTCTGGTGCATACACTACTGAATATCAACATCATTATATTGCATTGATTGCAAGACTTAATGCTGGTGCACAAACACTAGACCTATGTATCCCACTTTGTATGTTTAATTATCATCAAGAGGTAGCAGGAGCATCCGTAGAGTTTAATCTTGCTGAAGTATCAACTGCAAATGCTGATGCTCAAGAATTAGCTATGAAGAAATTTAAAGAGTTCGAACAGACTGAAATGTACAAGACAATACTTTCTATGGGCTTTACTGAATTCATCATAGAAGGAATGCATTCAATACATGCTCACCCAAATGGTATAAATAGATTCTCAGGGACAGACCTCAGAGAAAATATAAACCATCCTGGAGTAAACTTTCCATTAAATACTGGGACCAATGTTGCAAACTTTGCATCAATCATCCAGCATAAAGAAGGCTTTGCTCAAATCATTCACACAGAATACAGAATGTTTAACGGCGTAGAGCTTGGAGAAAGAGAATATAAGAAGGGCAGAACATTATCAGTAGTTAGAGGATACGATGTGCCAGAGCCTGAACCTTACGTGATTCCTGAACCTGGACTCATTGATGCACTATTTGGAACAAAGCCTGTAGCCCCACCAAAGCCTCTACCTGAAAAGAAGAGAGCAAACTACTGTCTACGCGATGGATTCATCGGAGCAGAAGAAGCGACAATCTCTAAGCTAGAAAAAGAAATGATGGACATGTGGGTTAATTGTCCTTTCGAAATAGACACAAGTCTCGTACTTAAAACAAATGTACTTAAGGGGAGAGGACGTCTACTTGCACCTGTTACAAAATTTAAAAATGAGCAGGTAAATGGCAAGGGAAAAAAGAAAGCCGAAGAGATAAACGCAGGACTCTTCGGCACTTGGGGAAAAACAGATGGTAAAACTGAACCATCGTTCAATCAGAAAAAAGAGTTTTTAAAAACAAGAGGTTTCACTGAAAAAGATTTCCTGGTTCTAAGAATCGAAGAAGTGTGTGATGAATATACTTATGAAATTCATGCAAAAGAACAGGAAGAACAGGCTGGTACAGAACCAACACTTAATAGTATGAAACAATATCTTGTAGATAGTGAAGCATTTACATGGCTAGATTTCCAAAATATTGAAGATGAAGAGATTAAAAATTTCTACTGGCTTGAAAGACTCGATGAAATCGAAGATGAACAGGCAGGTATCGAATACGAAGAAGCAGAAACAAGCCAAGAAGATATGATTTCATATTTAATAAACACAGGGTTCACAGTATTCGAACTTAAAAATATGGATGAATCTGAAATTAAAGAAGCATATGAATTAAATTTTAGATTCGAAATGGAAATAGAAACTCAACTTCCAGCTACAGAAAAAGAAGAAACAATTGAGTTACCCTCTGAGGCAAAAATGAAAGAATACTTATGTAACATAGGTATGTCCGAAGCAAGAGTAAACAGTATGTATCCGGATGTATTACTAGATACATACCTAATAAACAGAAGTAAAGCCGGACTTGAACCAAGTGATGATGAACAAGACAATCACTTCTCTAGAGCTCAAATGGAAAACCTCCTTGTAGGAGATAATATAGTTTCAGATGCAAAACTTAAAACATTAAGTAATGAAAAAGTATTGTTAATGTTCAATGACGTATACGAATTAACAGACGAGGATTATAAGAATGCCTAATTTAGAACAAGAGACACAAGAGACAAAATTCAACTTAAAAAGAGAGATAATAGCTGGAACACAATATGTATCTGGATATGAAAATACAGAAGACAAATATGTAATTTCTGCATCAATGGTCGGAAACGACCCTTTGCAAAACTACTTAACAATCATACATGGAAAACAAGTAGATGTAGAAATATCTGATGCAACGCTTGGGACAATATTTCATTTAGGTATGGAAGAATTGATGGTTAGAAGAGTAAGAGAGGCGAATTCCCCTGTAATTGGTGTTGAAAAATCAATGCACATGGAATTACCTAATGGATGGATAATGTCAGGTACTGCAGACTTAGTTACTAAACAAGATGCAGCTACACTAAACATTCACGATTATAAACTTACAAAAACCTACGCACTAAAAATGCTTAAGTCATCTCTTTCATCTCATAATTATTCAAAACAAATGAGAGTATTAAAAACATTATTGAAGAATGAAGTTGATAATTCAGTAATAAAAAAATATAAAAATATAAATATGAAAATAGAAATATTTGTAAAAGACAGCAAGGCTGTAAATTTTGAGCCTGTTCTTACAACGGTTGATGTACCAAACGCAAATGGAGCAGATGATGCAGCAGCATCAGAAGTATTAATCGCAGAAGTAGTTCAAATTACAGACTCGCTACAGTCATATATTGAAGGTGGAACAATTCCTCCAATCTGTGAAGACAGATGGCCTAGAAAAGTAAAAGACAAAGTAATACCTACAAGATGTGCATTTTACTGTTCACATGGTAAAGCCGGATTGTGTCCACACTATAATCCATCAACAAGACAAGAAGCTACTAGATTAGCAAACTGGTAAAGAAATTATGACACTATTTGAAGCATTTATGTCAGACTATAGAACACAAAAAAAGACATATATATTCATAAAATCACTTGATGTGTCAGAACCACATCGAGTACGAATATATAATATGGCAAAACTTCGTGGGGTAAAGTCTGTTTCTGCATTCAAAAATAGAATAGTGATAATGGATAAAATAGACAATAGGAATATTGAACTATTTATGGATAAAAAACTTATTGGATTAGATAGACTCTTTTGGGTATTGTCAGGATTCACAATTGCACAGCAAATAAGATACCATGACATAATAAAAAGAACTCAAGAAAAAGTAGAACTAGGCGAGCCAATTGGAGTTAAGACAGAACAAGCGAAAAGATACTGGAGTCAAAATTATCTTATTGGCAGAAATCTATCCGTAGAACAAATGGCTGCAGCAAATATGGATTATAATCCAGACAACCCATATTACGATAACATATAAAGGAAAACACTATGAATAAATATATCAATTATGCACTTTCAATTGCATTGGCATCATTTTTTACAGATAAAATTATGAAATTTTTAAATAAAGAAGACAAGTAAAATGGAAAATAATCTAACAATAGCAGAAGGAATGATTAGAGTAGCAGAAATTCAGGCACAGTCTACAAGCGACATAGTAACAGCAGTAGTTGTTGTCTTAGATATAGGCTTATTCCTTTTTACGGCATAATGCAGCATGAACATATCTGACATACATTCAATAGAACTTGACCGCTCCAAACCATTTAATCATATGATTCTATTTAAAGACTCAAATGATAAAATTATAGATAAAATAAAAGTAAAAGAATCTGCAGGATTTGAACAATTTAAGGTAGTTTACGAAGCATGGTGTAATCACCCAGACTTCTCACCCGAACCACCGACTGTTGACGACCTGTACAAAAAAAGGAACTAGTATGGAAAGAGTAGGACTAGAAGCTGTCTACCTTGGAGAGCTATGTGATAAATGCAATAGAAAACATGGAGAATCAACAACTCTAAATATCGAAGGACATATTCATCACAAGCTTGGTTTTGTATGTATGGATAACAAATCATGCAGAAGAGCACAAAGAAGGATTAAAAAATGAAACTACATAAGTTAAGAGAATATCAATCTGAAGCAGTAGTACAAATAGAAGGCGCGATTGTATTTGGAGCAAAAGAAATATCGCTGAATGGACCAACCTCATTCGGTAAGACAATTACAATGGCTCAATTTATTAAAACACAAGTTGACGAAGGAAAATCTGTTGTGTTCATGATGAACCTTACAGACCTAGTTAAACAAACCATGGAGACTCTAAAGGCAATGAATGTAGACTTTAGAGTAGTCGCTGCAGAATTTGATGGCTATGAATTTAATCATCAATCAAAAGTAACAATTGCTATGCAACAAACATTATTTGCAAGACTCAATAAAGTAGATATAGATTGTGATGTACTAGTAATTGATGAATTTCATAGAAGTTTTCGCACAGAAACAATGGAAGCAGTGAAGGCAAAATTAAATCCTGATGTTGTAGTTGGAATCTCCGGAACCAACTACGATGAAAAGGGATACGCACTTCCTAATGTAGAAATAATCGAAACAAAAACTATATCAGAATTAACAAAAGAAAAATACCTTACGCCATTGAAGACGCTGAGTGTCACATTTGCAGAAGATATGGACTACTCAGAATCAGGTTCTGGAGAATACTCAGAAAACTTCCTAAATAGTGTAATAAATAATCACGAATATAATTCAAAAGTAGTATCTGCTTGGTATTCAGTAGCAAAGAACATGAAGACAATTGTGTTCTCTACTGGTATAGACCATTCAGAGGCTCTAGCTGCCGAATTTAGAGCGATTGGAATAGAAGCCGAAGCTTATCATAGCAAGCTAACTAAAGTTCAATCTAGAGCAGTTATGGATAGATTTAAAAAGAACAAACTACAAGTGATGGTTTCTGTCAATAAAGTACTTGTTGGATTCGATGACCCATCAATTGAGTGTGGTGTAGCATGTAGACCAACAAAGACAAGAAGAGTATGGCAACAAGCATGTGGAAGAATGATTAGACTCTTTGAGGGGAAAAAGAACGCTATTCTACTTGACTGTGCACAATGGACTGCAGAACACGGGTTCTATGATGAAAATTACCATCCTCCGGAATTAAATGATAAAGAAGCATTGAAAAAAGAAAAAGCAAGACTAGAAGTAAAAGTAATGAAATTGATAGCAGGGGAGAAACCTACTGAAGTTACAAGAAAGATAGTTGATTACAAAATAGAAGAACTAGACAAAAAGAAAGCAAGAATACCTGAGCTTTCAGTAAAAGACCTTCTTGCAATATACGAGACATCACAGAGACCACTGGAGATACTAAGAGTTGCATTCGAAATGAATAGAAGAAAGGTTGGTACAACATATACTAAGCCAAACGTTCAGTTTATCTCAAAAGAATGGGACTATATGATTAGTGAATATCCACAATTCAAAACTAGATTATTAAAAACTCTAAGAACAATGGCTAAAAATAAAGTATCTCAAGGAAAAAAACTTGCAGCACTTCACTATACACCAGCATGGTTACGAGAGCAGGTTCCGTATCTAATAGATAACCCAAAAATTGTAAACTATGACTTTGACATAGAAGATGATGATATACCATTTTAAAGGAAAAACAGATGATTACCGATAAGGAATTAGCACAAAGAATAAATTTTTACCGACATTCATATCACGAATTGTCAGCAATACATGGAGTCTCACCATCTTATTCAGAGATGGTAATGTATGTTGCACTAATGCTAAAAGAAGACCCCATAGAACTCTCAATAAAATTACTAGAATTATCTCAAGAAGATAGAAAGCAGGAAAGATATGCGCAACACCTTGACGCTATCGGAGAAACAGTGGGACCGGTTCCTTTCTGATTATGAAGAAGCAGTAAAAGAAAACAAAACTACATTTATGTTTCTAGATTCAGAAATACTAGTAGCATATGCAAAATACTTAATAGAATGGAAGGAACAATCAGATGAAACTAGGCACACTGACTATAGGGACGTGGTTCATGTACAAAAAGGCATGGTACAAGATAGTGACAACATCAAAAAATAACATAGGTGCAACACAAATAGGTGCACAAAAGGTACACATATTTAGTGTGGACACAGAAGTTCACACACAATAATGTGGTGGCATCAGGACTGAATGTAATATTTTAGTACTCAATCTTTCTTAGTGGGTTATATTGACGAAAAATAAACAGATACTGTATAAGTCCACCCAGCGTTTATACCGCGCTGAGAATAAAGAATCTTTTCTTAGACGATTTTATATCTTTGTTCTACTATCCTTTCATGAACCGCTGTCTTTTAATGCATTTTTTGGCAGCGGGGATTATATTGAAAACTTAATTTAATCTTAAGAGGCATTGAACCAATATACTAGCTTCCATACACCCTTTATTTAAAAAAAAAGAAATAGAATAGTATAGAAGAGTGTAGAAGGTCACCTAAACTAGCTAGGAATGGCCATTCCTTGATGTTAAGTTTGGTAAAAGAACCAACAATGTATAATTCTACTGTAACTTTAGAAGGTGTCCAGCCTATAATGTTCACACCACTCGGTGTGGATATCTTCTAAGGTTTCAAAGGAAAGTAATCTGGACACCTACAATCCAACACCTTAAATAACATTGTTCCGAAAGACATTATGAAGAAAAAGCTTAAGCCTATAATTCTCTCACAAATCCTATCTCAAGGTTTTGATAAACAGAAAATAAACAGCTATTCGTTGAATAGAAAAGGTAATGGAATATATCAAATGATTATATTCTTTGGTGGCAAAAAAACCGCAAGCGGAGATAAGAGATATCCCGACCTACCAATAGGTAAGGATAAAGAAGTTGCTTTTGCAGTAATGGAAATAATAGATGATATTATGACAGAAAATGAAACAGTAGACATAACAAGAGGAGTCCTAATGACAGACAAGAAAGATTCAGAATGGTAGAAGAAGAACCAAGATTAGAAGATGAGATATTCAACTATATAAACGCACGCTCTGACCGAACATTAGACCCACACATGGTGAATACACTGATATATTGGTTTCTATCTGTAGTAGTTAATAAGAAAAAAAGAAAAATGGTAATTGGTCATAATGACATGTTATTGAATTACTATGGCCTAGTGTTTGCAAAATCAAACTCAGGTAAATCATACATACTTAGTTTGATACTAAAGATGTTTGATGATAAAAATTATGAAGCAATGCTTGTATCACTATTCGAACAGAGAACAGGAGATTTGCCGACAGGAGACAAAATTGATACAGCACTACAAAGAAAGTTCATTAAAGCTTTTCCTCCTATCAAGAAAGATTCAACGACACAGGCGATACATAAGGCAGCTGAAGCTATCGGGACGGCAGCACATACAAACGGAAGCTTTAATATCTATTCAGATGAATTTTTTGCGAACGCTAGCGAGCCAATACTCGACATGTTGGTGGAAGGTCACGATGGGATATATAAAGCCCCAATGATTAAGGGTAAAAAAGATGAAGAGTTTTTAGAATACCATGATATTAGTGGATTAACAACAAACGTCTTAGGACTATCATCTGTCGCTGCAATAATGAAAGACCAAAAGAAACTATCGACATTCATAGGTGAAATGGAAAGAGCTTGGTTTAAAAGAAGCTTTATTTATTTCAATGATGCATTTACTCCAAAAGCTAGAAGTCAAAGTGAAATAACATTACCAGAACTCAGTGCAGAACTAAAACATCTACTAGACATGACGAGGGACGCAGTAGGTGAATGTCCAGAAGAAATAGTACTAAGTGAAGAAGTAATGGAATTATTTGACGAAAAGAGAAAGGAATACATAAATGGAACCAATACTTCAAGATTTGCAGGACTGCTTGACATATATAAGACCGCTAAACTCGCAGGAATACTTGCAGCTTCAAACTTCAGGGCAACAGTTAGTACGACAGACTGGAAGCGGGCAGTGGCATTTGATGCCGTCTCATTTAAACATTCAGAAGACTTCTGCTCCCTTGAGCACCCACATATCAGAGTCTTTGCAGAAATTAGCAAAGGTGCACAGAACGAACATGAGCTTGTCGAGAGCGGAATCATGCCTGCAGCCAAAAACAAAAGAACAGACATTATCGAACTCGTCAACCAGCTTGCATACAGAAGAAACAAAAGATTTGTTATCGCAGGTGAGAAGGTCCGTAAATTTTCCATCACAGACCTTGAGATTAACAATCTAGACAAAATGATACTATCTACCTCATCGAAGGTATCTACAAAACCAGAAATGGAAATAGACTTCCGCTCACAGGAGGTTCCATTCTTTGGTGGAGATATGAGCGTTGAGGGACTATTAAAGTCCAAGGTGCAGTCTTTCTGTCTTAACCACTTCGAAGCCACTGATAAGGCTCCCAATGGGCATAGGAAGAAAGAATATGTAATACCCGGACAGAATATGATTGCATTTGATATTGATGAAGGTATGACTATCGAAGAAATGGTAGCAATACTAGAACCATA